TCTAAAGTCAAAGAATTATAATTAATACAATACGTTATAAAAGGCACCATAAAACCCTATAAATGCGATAGCGTATAATTACATTCGCATTTTATGCATTTAATACATATTTTCATATAGACAGAAAAGTACGTACCAGGAACTAAAGGGATTGTAATTTTATGCACAAACGCATATTATTAATCATCTTTATACATAATCAGCATATATAATACAAGTATGCAAAAAATTAACACAGTGAGACGAGCGTCACGTCAAGTTCGTTTAAATGAAATTTTTATGGGGCTTTCAATTGAAAATCAAGAGAAGCTTTTGCTTTTACGGAGTCACTATCGATTGTTATTTCGTAGCCAAGAAGAAGCTGCTTTGAAGCTAAAAGTTTCTCAGGGAACAATGAGCCGCTACCTCAGCGGTGAAACAGGAATTTCATATTTTGCTGCAAAAGCACTGTCTGAAGCGTCGAATGGCGCTGTGACTGTAGAACAACTCATAAGAAACTGATTAACTGGATATTAACATGACCAACTTAGCTGTACTAGACATTCTAGAACGGACGATCTTTCGTGCCGAACATAATAAAGACAACCCTTACACAGTCATTTCGAACAAACTATTGCGCGACCCAAACATTAAACGTTCTGATAAAGGCTTGCTTGTAGAACTTCTTTCATGGGGAGATAAACATCGCGTTTGTGTTCAGGCTTTGGTCAATCGAGGGAAAGAGGGCAGAGATGCTATTCAAGGCATGCTTAACCGACTGGATGATGCTGGTTATATAAAAAAAACCCAAATTAAAAATTCTGACGGAACTTTTGGCAAAGTTGTTTATCAAATTTTTGAAAGCGCTCAAGATGGCAAAATTATGGCTGTTATTGAAGATAGCCAGTCTGGTGAAAATGAGGCTGCTAAATTGCTTGAACAGGCTCAACTGGGCTTTGATTTTGAAGCGCAGATTAATGATTCAAAAGAGGAAACCGTTAACGGCTTTTCCGTTGACGGTAAACCCTTAACTAATAAATACAATAATTTAAGAAGTAATTTAATATTTAATAAGAGGGAGGGGGAAGTAGTTAATGACAAAGATCTTTTGGAACGTTTCCATTTAAAATTAGATGATCCAATCGTAGCAGAGCGAATAAAGATGTCAGGCTTAGGATTGTTAGTTCAAACACAAAGGCAACTTGATACATTCCTTCTTGATTTCAATGTTAATCACGATCAATACAAAAAAATATCTGATCATCAACGCTTGAATAATTTCATTAAATTTCTTTTGAAGATTCAACATTCGCGAGTTGGACAAAGAGCACATGTTGCCCGACTGAAAGCACTTGGTAGCACTGCACATCATGATGTTAGAAAACCTACTTCTTCCAAAAAGAAAAATTTTGATCGTTTTATTTTACCGATTGCATTTAAAACAGAGCCGACACAGCCTGTAGTCGCTTCAAATATCAATCCATTTAAGGGCTTTTAAGAATGGGTGCTATGCATAGTTTATTTAAAACATTTTCATGCCTTTCCCATGGGGAATATCGAAAATTTAACAATGATCAAGATACAAGTTGCCCTTATTGCATCCAAGCTGAGGCTAAAGCTAACACTTTAAAAAACAATCATCCTATTCAATCTCTACTTTCAATTAAAACAGTGAAAGTCGGTTGTTTAACACATGGATTTAAAGAAATTCAGATTCCTTCGAGTATTTCAGAGAAGGTCGAAAATACTTGCGATGAATGTCGGTTACTCGAAAAAAAGCCAGCTATTGAAGCCTCTATCAATTTACGTATTCAAGATGAATACATGAACGCAAATTTGCCTAAAAATTCTTTGAATATGTCTTTTGAGAATTTGGATTTATCGCAAAGTACTAAGCAAAGTCTGATTGTTTCAACACTCATCGAAGACATTAAAAATATGCTGGAAAAAGGGGAGGCTCTAAATCATCGAAATATTTATCTTGGTGGTGCGATGGGTACAGGTAAAACAGCTATGGCTTCGATATTTATACAAAACATCATAAAGCGCTCTGTTACCTGCACGAGCCATGATGCAAACGACATCGCATACAAGAATAAATTACGTTGTTTATTCATTACAGAAGCTCAGATTATCCATGACATTAAAGAAACATGGAGTAATACCAGCAACAATACTGTTAAAGCTATTATTCAACGGCTCTCACGCGTACCTATCTTGTGTATTGATGATATCGGCAGCTTAGAATCGAGTACTCATCTATTTGAAGCCTACTCAACAATTCTTGATGAAAGATATAAAAGACAACTACCAACAATCATGACATCGAATGTTGCTCATGATGAATTATATCAATTGATTGGTAGCCGTTCAGCTGACCGCTTTTTAGAGTCTGATCGTATCCTTGTGATTAATTGCGATTGGGGGAGTTATCGCCAGCGTAAGCCAATTACGGTGATTTAGTAGGATAAGTTATATGGATCATCCTCTCATTTGCTATCAGGGCTATCTCAATTATCTAATGGATAATTTATCTCATGAAAAAGAAGAGGATCGGATAGCACAGACAATTTGCTAAACATGAAAGTAAATACGATCTTCAAAATATGCGAGATGAAATGAATATCATAGAGAAATTTTAAATATTTTAATTAACTAAAATGATCATATGATCATTCACACAAATGTACTTTTACCCTTTTGAGAAAATGAACATGACAAAACTGAATCCACTTGATAAAAAAATTGCGAATACTTCTCTACAAGAAAATTCTAGAGAAATAGGGGAGTTTTCGAATCAAAGAACAAAGCATAATTCTTATAGGGCTCCTAATATTTACCAATGCAGATGTTCAGACTGTATAAATTTTTACAGGAAGAAAATTAGGGAAAATATAGCTAAAGCCTTATGCTGAACAATTAGAAAAGAATAAGCAAAGGAGTTCTAAGCAATCTTAAATATGAGCTCTATGGATACCAAGTTTGCTGTTGAAGCAATATCTGCTCTTTTTTAGCAGTAATACACCAAAATGTTCGATTGAATAAGTTATTGTTATATGGATTGGACTGATTGTTAAGCTTAGGGGATAGTATGTAAGATTGTCAGTCTGATAGTTTTAAGATTTGAAAGATATGCTTTCTCTGAGATATCGATCGTGCTAAATAAATTTAAAGTAGATTTAAAAAAGTATATGAGGGTTTTATATAGTTTTAAATAGATTTTAGAAGGGTTTTAAAAAGGTTTTAGAGAGGGTTTTAGAAGGTTTTAGGAATGGTTTTAGAAGGTTAAATAATTCATATAAAACATAAACTTACAGAACAAACTCCGTACAAGTTGTCTTTAATTCCGTACAAGTTGTCTCGAAGGCCGTACAACATGTATTTTAAACCGTACAACATGTCTTGAAGACCGTACAGAGCGTCTTGGAAACCGTACAATGTGTCTTGAAAACCGTACAACGTGTCTTGAAAACCGTACAACGTGTCTTAACTCCGTACAAGATGTCCTGTTTTATCAACAAAGCTATCCACAATTAGGTGGAAACTATTCAATTCAATGATTTTGATGATTTTATAGTTAAAATTTGGCCGAAATTAATTAACCGTACAAGATGTCTCAATAATTTTAAAACCGTACAACATGTCTCAAAAACCTCTATTCGGTGTTAAACACCCTAAACCACCTTAAAAATTGATATTTTCATTCCATATAGAGGCCATTCTGAACTTTAAAACCGTACAACATGTCTCAAAAAAAGCCTTAAAATGATAGGGGAGGGGGCTAAAAAAGATGAATTTCATTAAAACCCTACAACATGTCTCTAAAAAACGTTGTTTCTGTATGTAAATAATCTAATTAACTGGAGAAAGTTATCTAAAAAGATGTTATAAACGTACAAAACTATAATTTGTAGGTTTTGTTGGGGTTTTCTGGATGAGCGAACAAAAAGAAGAGTTAATTATATCTAAACGAGTGAAAAAAGACTCTCTGGTCGTAACTCGTAATACGATGGCCTATGCAAGTTATAGTAACGATCCGAATCAAGAAAAACTTATGTTTGCAGCTATGATTGTTATACGTAAGTTAGAACTTGAAAATAAAGGTCCAATTGATCCAAATTCGAAAATACGTATCTCTGCACGTAATTACGCTGAACTTACACATAAAAAAATTATTAGTGGTGAAGTTACTTCTTTAGATGAAGCAGAACTACAACTCATAGAAAAAACAGCAGATAAAGCCCTACTCCGTATTTATAACAAATTTCAGCCACTCGTGATGAAAGTGAAAGAACCTGATTCACCAGTTCCAGCTAAAGTACCTATGATTACCTATTGCAAATACATTGCAAAAAGTAAAAGTATTGATATACGTTTCGCACCAGAGTTTTACGAATATTTTTATCGGGTTTTAGCTGATAAAGTAGATGAAGCTAAACTTTATGGCTACTTTTCACATGAGCTAAAGCAAGTGACTCAGCTTGACGGATTCTATTCAATGAGAATCTATCGAATGCTGATTGAAAACAAATGGAAGTCAAATACACTTGATATCTCTCTTGATGATCTTAAGTTTTCATTAGACCTAGAAGATAAGCCTTCATATCATGATATTGATAATTTAAAGAGACGTATTATCAAACCTTCAGTTGAAGAAATTAATGCGGTATCTAATATTACGATTCTAAAGGTTGAAAATCTTAAGAGTGGTAGAAGTGTTGTTGGTTTACGTTTTAACTATGAATATAAAGCTTCTGACCGTATTAAGAAGATAGAAGATAAATTACAAGAATTTAAAGCGAAGTTGTTGAAAGCGGGCATTCCTTACAGTGAAGATGGTTCACACTTTAAATCATCTGATCGCGAGAAATATATTAACCGTATTGATTCCTTTACGCCTAAGCAAATTGGTTTCTTGGTGTCATGTCCACAATTCCTAAATGATTACAGCGAGTTTTATGCTGGCTCAACAACTGATGATGAAGTAAGTAATCGAAAGCTTGCTAAAGACATCCTTGCGACTCTTCTGAGAAGTAAGCCAAGCCTATTAAATGATATTAAGCTAATTGACTTTGATTATTATGTTTACTGTCAGCTAAACAATGGCTTGTTGAATTTACAAAAAAGTGAAAATGATCGGGATGGTACAGAAGATGACATTGAAAGTAGTGTTGATGAGCTAGAAATTTAAAAAAGTATGTCTGAATTAAAACCTCCCAAAGTGGAGGTTTTTTTATTTGAAATAACTCGTGTGAATTATTGGTAGATTAATAGCCTAAGTTTGATGAAGAATTCAGTTTAAGGATGAAAGACATTAAAGGTGTATGATCATTTGAATTTTTGTGTAAATGATCATTTGTTTATTTGATCATTTAAGTAAGTCATTTAAAATAAACAACATTATTCTTTAACTATATGTAACTCATCCTTGTTTTTTTGATCTGCTTTACACATGAACGAGTGTTTAAATCAAAAGAAATGCTTAAGGATCGTATTTAAGAGGTGAATAAGCATGTGGTGTGGGTAACCGAGGTTGCTAGGTGGTAAATTAAGGAAATTACGAGGGATTTTGAATGTAAATAAAGAAGATTAGTACAATATATAATTTAAAATTAATGAGAGTATTTTTGTACTCTCATTAATTCTAAGTCTGATTTTTAGCCTAAACCAAAAGCAACAAATATGACTTGGGCTACTAGTTTTAGCATTTGATTGATTTGCGCAAGATCAGTAACATCACGATTAATTCCATCATTGTAATTTTTTAGATCATTTAACGCATTTTCTAAATTAGTTTCTATTTCATTCATTCCTACTTTTAATGTGTAATAGTAAACTTTCCTTAACTTTTGAATCTTACCAGTGATAACGTCTAAACGTTCCATATTTAACTCATAGTCTTCAGGAAGTAATTTTTCAACCAAATATTGTGCTAATTTTAACATTTTAATTTCTTCAAGTATTTGGAGTGCGGCAGATTGTCCTTTCATTTATTCATCCTCTTTTTTAGGAAGATATAAGTTAGAAAAGTATTTTAATAATTCATCATAATTGCTCAAATACTTTTCAAGCCCTTTTAGTTTTACATCATCAAATTTATTTTCTTGCATTAAACCAACAATATTAATTAATTCGCATATTAATTGATCTCCACTTTGTAAGTATTTTCTTTCGACATCATAGAAAACATACTGGAAGGTTGGGGGAGCTTGACTGACATCTTTTACTTCAACTAAATTATTTTTATTTTGGGTAATAAAATTCGAAAATTCATTCTCTTGTTTATTTTTATCAATTTCACAAATTTTAATGTAGGATGCTGACTTAACACTTGGTTCCTCATACTTATAGTCTACAGGTTTTAAGTAATTGAAATATGTGTATGGTTGACTAGTTAATTCATCAAATTTTTTTATTTCCTTTAGATTATACGTAGGAACGGGTTTTCCTCCTCTAACCCGCAAATCATCATAAACATTAAATTGATTTAGAAGATTTTTTTCAATATTTCTATATTCCAATGCAAAATTTTCATTGAGATGATTCCCAGAAATATAATCTGCATTATCATTAAACAATACTTTTTGCCAATATAGGGCTTCTATGATTATAGGAAATTGTTCACGTATTGCGTTTTCAAATACCTTATATTGATGAAATTTAAAACCTGATGAGAGTGTCTTTGTGATTAGGTCCACTTCAACCTCATTAAGGCCTCCATTAACTTGACCATCTTCACTTACATTTTTTTCAATCACTTGATTTAAATAGTCAATATTTTTAACTAAGCCAGCTACATCTACGCTTTTATCTTCAAGTATGGGTGATAAATTTTTAAAATATTCAACTAATAATTGATTTTGCTTTGTAAATGCTTCATTCACTTCTTTATTACTATAAATAAGATCGTAAGCATGAAAAGTATTATATTTAACAGTTGTTTCACGGTCTGTTTTGCTTAAACTAATTTTAGGAAGTAGGCCATTTCCAAGCTGATGATCTTGTTCTTTTAATGCTAATGCCTTATTTAATTCGATAGAGGTGTTAGATAAGAGAACAAACTTTTCCATATCCTGAGATAAGTTTACAGCGGTTGTATGAGCATGGTTAACCTTATTACTTATACAACCTGTTAGTAGAGTTGCCATAACTGCTATACAGAGAATATTCTTGTCCATTTTTTAATACTCTTTATATTGTTATATTTAAAAATTTACTCCTTTTTAAAACATTATCAATATATATAATAAGTGTTTTGTTATATTAATTTTCTATTAATGAATGTAAATAAAAAACTTTCCTATTTAATAAAATATTGTGTTAATTGAATTGGATTATATATTGTGTGATTTATAACTCATTTATTAATTATTTTAGAGTGATAAGATATATTTTTCCAACCTATATTAATAATATAAAATATCGAGAAAAAAATTGCTGTCTATGTTTGTAATAGACAGCAATATTGTATTTCTGATTAGAAACATAAAAATGCCCCTTAAGGCATTCGTTATGCTTTTAAAAGTTGTTCAGCACCAGCAGCTAAAAATGCTGATCTGCTTTTAAAACGAGCATCTGCTTTTACTTTGTCATCGATCATATGAATGAGTCGACTTGGTAAAGTAACATTAATTTTTTCAGCTTTACCTAAGTAGCGGCTTACATCTATATCAACGACGGCCCAGATATAACCTTGGTACTCTTCAAGATCTATAAATTTACTTGCATTTGATGCAAGAGGAATCTCTTCGCCTTCTTCAGCAAGTAACTCTAAATGCCCTGCAATTGCTTCTTTAACACCTTGGATGGCTTCTTCAAATGTATCACCTGCAGAGAAGCAGCCTGGTATATCAGGTACAGTTACGCCAAAAGCATTATTTTCATCACCTTTTTCAACGGCAACAGAATAATACATATTATTTACTCCGATTATTGCTCTGAAGAACCCTGCCAAAAATGGCATGTCATTTAAGACCTGCTTGCTTCAAGATACTATCTCTAGTCTTTGGTGGTAGATCCTTCTTTGGGTGCGGAACCGTTACCAGTCCTGACTTTGAAGGATGTTTAAAGTGATGGTGACTACCATTCACTCTAACTAGATACCAACCATCGGCCTCGATCATCTTGATTAAATCTTGGCTTTTCACTTCATTACCACTATCAATCACGATGAGGTTAGTATAACTCTAGAGTTATATATTTTCAATAACCCTAGAGTTATAGTTTTTATAACCATTACACAGATGGAGTTAGCTTAAATTTTATATTTGAATTAAAAATATGTGATGTCTTGAAGGCTTCATCTTTTATTAATTAGCTTTATTGTCTAAAAGTGATACGGAGCCTTAAAAAACAAGCCGACTTATTTATAGTTCGGCTTGTTTTTTAGGATTTGTTTTTTTAAGCAATTGATTTTATTTGAAATATATTATTTTGGATAGCATCTAACTATAAGTTCTGATTCTCAAATTTTTTATTGAGAAAATAAAATTAGAAGTTAAGCAGCCATGAAAAGGCGCTTTTGTCACGATTAAAATATAAGTATTATTGCTTTTTTTTAAGATTTATCATATCTTGATTTATATAAATCTTAAACAAAGAGGTTGTTATGGTTACTGGAAGCATCAAAAGAACGACTAGTTCCAACCAGCTTCAACAAGACAGTATGGTATTGAACTTAATCCAAGAACGTTTACAAAATATTGGAAAAAAATTTATCAAGACAATAGATTCTCTACCTGAGCAGAATTTGCAGACGTTGTTGACACTTTCAGATGAAGAGTTTTGGTCTAATATTAAAGTAGAAGCACTAACGCAAAGCTTAATAAATAATAAAACACCGGAAAAAATAGAGCAGGAAGAATATGCTGAGGCTAGACAGGCTTTTCTAAAGAAATTAGAAAAGTATGGAGGTGTTCATAAATCTTCTACAGTTATGAAATTACTATCTGTAACAGCACCAACAGTGATTAAATATGGAAAGACTAACAAGTTAATTGTCATAAATTGGGGGGCTGAGAACTTATTCCCTGTTTTTCAATTTTCAACCCATGAAGAAAATAGTGAAAAGGGAATGTTGAAGGGAATTCCAGAGCTTTTGGCGTTAATTACACATAAGGTAAGTGCTGTGCGGAAATGTAATTTCTTCACAAGAAAAATTGAAATACCAGGAGAAGCTGAAAAAACTTCTATACTTGATGTATTAAGAAAAGGTAGTTCAGAAGAGCAAATGGAGTATTTTCGCTTTCTCGCAAAGAACTTTGGTACCAACAATTTAATATAAAAGTTTGGCTAATTTACATTAGCCAAACTTTCAGTTTTACTTTACGTAACCTGAATTCCACATTGTTGTTTTAGTATGTCTCTGGCGCTACTAGATTTATACTGATAATCAACTAAACGTGTAACACTTTTATTGAAAAGTATGTCTTCACCTTGGTTATCCGACCATAAAACTAAACATCGTTCACCATTTTGACGTGATAGATATTCCATACCATCAAAATGTTTTGATAATCTTTGAGCCAATTGCTGTGTCAGAGGATATATGGTTTTATTCGCCATCAATTCTGCTACTGGCACATCAAGATGAGGAGCAAGCTGTGAAATATTTAAGATTCGCAAATCTTTTTTAATCTCAATTTCAGCCATGCAGCCACTTTCTAAATCATTACGATCTAGAAAACCACCATCTTCATCTTTCGCATCTTGGAAATATTCATGAAGGCCAGTGTGTGGTGATTCTGCTAAGTACATTGTTCCCTTAGACTTATCGAATAAGGAAAATCTACTTTCGGCTCCAGAAGAAAAATAAATTCCATTCCCCTCATGAAAATCATCTTGCACTTTAAAATACACAGTTCCAGCTTTTATAACTTTCGTAAGCTTTAACTTACCTTGTTTTTCAAGTGCTAATATTTGATCTAATTTGTCATTCTTTAGGACGTCCTCTAATTTTGTGAACATTCGTACCTCGTTTAAATAAGTTAATTTGGAGCATAAGAAATTCTCTTTCATTGCTATTAGTTGTTAGTTCCAAAGTGCTTGCCCAGTGGGACTCTGATAAGTAATAAATATTCATTTATTACCGTTGCAAAAGGATATAGATTGGATTTTAATTTGTCAAAAAAATAATAAAAAACAAATATATAAATTGTATTTGAAATGAAAAATATACCTTGTTCATTTTTATTCGGTTACTTCAATATTTTTAGCGGTAGCCGTTCTCACAAAAGATGCTCAATCATTGGCGATTCGCTCATCCCAGTAAATCAATCGGTATGAACATTTTTTTAGGCTAACAAGTCATGTTGTAAGGATGAAAATTGACTATTAACCATCACTGGTTCACTTTCCCCTTTAAAACGATTCGAAAAGATCTACTTACTTCCATATGCTAAAAATTCAAATTTGTATTATGTATGCATTAATGTATAATTGTTTAATAATTTATGCATAAATGTATGTTTGTGACATATGAAAGATAACTTAATTGCTTTTTGGGGGCTGCTGGGCTTTAAAGCATTACTTCAAAAATTAGGCAACAACGTCGTTGTATATCGCTCAGTGGCAGATGCAATTGATACCATAAAAGCTTATCTGGAAATCTAAATGACAGTAGAAATTACTTATAGAAACGCAGTTGATAAAGAACGTTTACAGCGCTTAATTGGAGAAAACTGTAAGCGAGCACGGCAATGGCATGGCATGACTCGGTTCGAAGCTATGCATTTAATCTTTGGTTATAAAGATGAAAAGCAACTTAATCGAATTGTAGAGCTTGAGAAGGGGTCCAAGCCGATATCGACTCATACGCTGTATAAAGTGTGTCTTGCTTATAAATGCAGTATCGATTTTCTATTTGGGATCAGTAATGAGATTGAGCCAAATTTAGCGGCATCTCACAATGGTCTCATTCTTGAGACAATGAGAAGCACAGCTTTAGAGGTTGCTGATGTCATTAGTATGTCATTGTCAAAAACAATGCAAAATCTACCAAAATTTCAAGGTGCAATGCTTCATGTTGCAGCTAAGAATTTAGTAAAAGAAATTTTAAAGCATAGTAACGATTTAGCTTTTACAGGTGTTTATGGCGATTTAGTTGAGAGTGCTCACGATCTTCAAACTCATGTGATTGCTTTTGAAACAATGATGGCTAAATATCAGCGTGCTCTGGAGTTGAACATGGTTGAACATATTGAAGGTTATGAAAAAATGAATCTGGCTCTAACCAGAGACCAGCTCAACAAGCCTGAACCTGCTCAGCTTGAGTATATAGAAATCTAACGGGCATATACCGAATGTGCGGTTCAATTACGATATCTGCAAAGCAAACCAAGAAATGATGTTAAGCATCAACAGGCATTTCTAGATAAACCTACTTCATAGCTACTTGGTCATGGCTATTCACTTAAGGTTCTACATTTTAAAGCAAGCCTCGCTCTCATTTTTAAGTGAGGCTTTTTTTTGTCTGGAACTTGGAGAAAGTTACACCAATCTAAAGCCTGATAATGCCGATATTAGTAAATGTGGTTCTAGATTTATGGCAATTCAATCAGATGATTTGGGTTTTATTATTGGTGAAAAACAAATCAAACAAATGGCAGCGAGTATTGATCAGATACGTGACAATACAGAACATATTCTCGATGTATTAGTAAGCAATTTAAAAGAGGCCGTTGATAGCGAACGTGAAGGCTTTAACAAAGTGATCAATAGAGCCGTAGATGCGATTGAGAATACAGAGAATAACAGTAAGAAAAGAGAAGAGATTAAACCACAAAGTGGGCATGTTAAAGACAGTCATCAAGAAACCCAAACAACTGTTGTTATTCCTCACGATGCTTCAGAGCGGCCCCCTGTAACGGAGAGTGCTTCAGAACGGGCACAAGCTTCACGAGAGAGACAGAATGAAGAAAATGACAGTTCTAGTGGAGAGAACGATGATAATGGAAACCTACTTAATCAAGTTAAAGATATCCTTAATTTTGCTCATGCTAATGTTGATATACGCGGCTATGAACCAACAGTTGATGCACTATTAGAATTAAAAGATGCGGTATCACCAGTTGGGTCTGTTTTTGCAAAAATGACGGGTAAAGCTGTGGGCTTATTTCGTGGTCGTATGCGTAAACGTCGTTCGGATGAAGTCGTTCCTGATGAGCAAGCAAAAGCTAACCGTCGTGAAGAAACCAGTGATAAAGAACGCAATAAGCTTCTTAAACGGTTAATTGATGTAGTTCGAGGCGCTAAGAGCCGCTTAAAATCAACAGATTTATTCTCTAATTTGTTGGGTGGAGGACTAAGAGGGGGTAAGGGCTTACTTAAATTAGGACGAGGTGTTCTGAAACGTTTACCTTTGATTGGGGCCTTAATTGGCGGCGGGTTATTGGCTAAAGACTGGAATACGCTAAATTCAGGAGGTAAAGGTAAAGGCATTGGGGAAATTGTAGGGGGACTCGTCGGATCTGCCTTAGGTACATTCTTTGGTCCAGTTGGAACGATCGCTGGTGGCGGTTTGGGAGTTTATTTAGGCGGTATATTTGGTCAAAAAGTTGGTGAGTGGACCGATGACCTCAAGAAAATAGACTTTGCCCAACTTTTTACCGATGCTATTTCATCAATTAAAAAAAATACAAAAGAATTTGCTTCTCATCCTATCCAATCAATTGCTGGTTGGGGGAAATCATTATGGGATAAAGCAAGCCAAGGCGCATATAAACTTACAGATGGTGCAATAGGCACAGACGTAGCTGCTTCTAATTCTCCGATCGGTCGAAAAACTAAAGATAAACAGATGGCCGTTTTTAATGCCGTAAAGAAAGCCGGGTTTAATAACAATTGGGCCGCTGGTCTTACTGCGACTATTGGACGAGAAAATGATTATCAAGATAAGTATCTTTTCGGCAAGCACACGGATAAAGCTGGCGGAATAAATATGGGGATGATTTCATGGCAGGGCGAGCGTCGAAAGCGCTTAAATGACTTTATGAGTAAACGGGGCTTGCTTGATAGCAATGGTAATATTATTAGGGGACAAGCCTCTCTAGATGCTCAAGCTGTTTTCATGAAACAGGAGATTGATACAGATCCGCGTTTTGCCAAAGTGAAAGAGTATATGAAGAATAACCCCAACGCTTCGAAAGAAGATATTGCACGTGTTTTGGGGAAACAATATGTAAAATGGGCATACGGCCAAACCAGATTAAGAAATGGTAAATCATTCGATTATCGTTCACATCTTGCGAAAGAATATAATTATCGCGATAGCATTGATGCTCAAATTCAAGGTAATGATGATACAAATGCATCTAAAAAGGTTCGTACAGATGTGCAAGTCCCTTATGCATTGCCAGAACAAAGAGCTGTAATTAATTCAAAGCCTAATCCACAAGCAACCAAAGGCCAAAAAATCCAAGTACCGCAAGTGAATCAATTATCAAAAGTGAATAGTCCAGCACAACAACAAGCGCAGGTTGTAATTAATAAGCAAGATGGAATGATTCCCCAAAATATCTCAGACCGCAATTTAGCACATGTCGTAACAGGAGGTTTAGGCTCAAGCTATAATGCATAAGTGCATACAAAAACCCTTTGGTGAAATAGCTAGAGGGTTTTTTTAATTATAAAAATACATTAATGCATAATATGTATTTAAAAATATGCGTAAATGTATATAATGTGCGGGTCTTTAAGTGGGTAAAACATTTGTATTTAGTGCGCCGTGTGTGGAGCCAATTAAATTTAAAGGGAAATAAATGGAACATAGATTTTTAATGGACCTTTCACTGATCAATACCCTCAAAGGTGTGGCATGAACTGCGCTAATACGGGCAATTGGATCAAAATGTGCGAACCTCTTGCTGATACCATCGTGTCTCAGCGTTTAGGCTTTTATGAACAGGTTTTTACTTCGCAAGCACTTAATCAAAGCCGTTTAGCTATTATTGTCGGAACATCTACAAAAAATCAGTCCATTATTTCTCATTGTCCTTTCTGTGGAACAAACTTGGCAACAGAATATGACTATGCAAATTACCTGAATGAATTTGGGGTGGCACGTGCGAAAGCCATTTTGCAAAGTTGTAAAAATCCACAAACGGATATTTGGTATGACGAAGAAACACATACATTCAGTCAACACAGGTCTAATGCAAAATCTCAGTTGGTTAATGTTCCTACCATTTCTTTTGCATTCGCGATAACACTCATACAAAAAGCAGGTGGAGAGAATAAGGCTAGAGAAATACTTAAAACAGCACACGAACTAGCGTCTGTGGTGGTAAGGGTGTTGTGGGCTGATAGTAATGAATATAGCCATTATTTCTACACTCAACTGGACGGCGTTGTTGTTGCTGTACGTGAAGCTATTGAACCACTCGGAATGACATTTTACTCATATGATGCAATGTTACAAAATTGGCGAGAGACATACGGAAACTTAAAAGCTAACGGTAATTTAAGCATCGAAAACCTGATTTTCATTGAATTGGAAGATCTGAAATATGCACTTAATATTTTGGATGAAGAAAATGAGTAATAAATTCAAGTATGCAATTAATTACTTTTTAAGCCTTATTTGTTGAAATGAGCAAAGTTACTTCTCCTTGTAAATTTGCTTAGTAAGTTCATGCCATTTTGAGATTAAACAATGGAAAATTATAGTATTGGCGATGTGGTTGTACGTCGTCATCCTGCTGATAGTGCTTTATATCAACTCATAAAAATCACCGATGGAAAAAGTGCACGGTATGAGTTGAAGTCTAAACATCGAAAAATAATAGTGGGTAAAACTGGTTTAAGAAAAGCTGATGGCCGTGAACTGCATTTAGGTAAAAAATTAGACCTCCGTTTGTTTTCTACGAGAAGATTTAAAGGAACTGGAGCCGGAAGTAGTTAAAAAGCTTAATAATATTGATGAGTTAGAAAATAAACAATCTATTTAAATTTGATCATTTATGCAAATGTGTAAATGATCATTTGTTTATTTGAGTATGTGATCATTTAAAGTGTATGCTGGATTATGTAGCAAAAAAAGAAATCGAGGCTATGTGGAACTGTTCTATTCGTAAGGTTTGAAAATACAAATCATTACTGCTTTTTGTAAATATTTAAGCATTCAATAATATATAGTTATTTATATGAGTTGAACCAAGCTAATTGCTTTAACTCTGTAGGGTACAGCGAAAACGCTAAACCTGAATAATATCTTGTCTCTACACTTTTCTAGTGGCATAAACTTCATAATTTAAAAAGGTAGAATAATGTCAGTATTACAAACACTTACCCGTCTTGAATTAATGAAAAAAGACGATGGAACAGGTGCTTACATCCTATTTTTTGGCAACAATAAAACTGAAGAAAAGGCAAATGAGCTGATCGATAGCTGGATTTCTTCTGGAGTAACCGAACTTCGCGTAGTTAATGCTACTGATGAAATTAAGGAGCTTATTAAGTCTGTAGAACAAGGTTCACTTGTGGCATATTACAATAGTTATGATCAAGCATATGATGCTATTTTTTCGAATGGGTAAGCATACATAGGTCAGAAGCCTCTATGGAATAACGCTATAGGGGCTTTTTATTGCTGAAGAATAATAAAACCACATAATAAATGTGGTTCCCTTTATGGATATTTTTGATTCAAATGCCAAAATAAAACAAGTTTTTTTAGTGGGAACTGTCCCCACGATTTCGACAACACTTCTCCCTATCATTTCAACAGTTAATCAAATACTTCATAAAGATTTGCCTGGCTTAAATATCATTACTACGGCACAAAGTGATCATATTCAATATTACGGATGGAAATCACCAATAGCGGAACACCAAGACAACTCGGGTTATATTTTCTTCATGCCGATTAATATGGAGTCTGAAGATTTTTTATTAGTCGAAAAGCCAACCAATGACCCAAAAGTTAAGGAAACTGAGCGAATTAAGCTTGAGATAGGGACTATTTATGCCCTTAATGATCAGGTATCTCATTCAACAGAGGGTGATGGCCGTGTTGTTGCAGCATTTTTAGGGCCAGTACATAAGAAATTCATCACAGAAGATTATCTCCTAAATGTGGTTTTACCAAAATTTACAGCAGCCTGTGTGTAGGTGGAATAATGAAAAATTTACGTTAGTTGGTTAAAACAAAATAGCCCTAAATATTGAATTTAGGGCTATTTTTATGTCACGTGTCACGCAAGTCATCACGTTTAATTTAAATGATCGAGGCCGAAAGTTTACGGGACAAGATCGATCAGACGTAGATGTCCAAGCATGGGTAGATCTGATTAACTCACCCGAAACGCAAGAAATGGTAAAAACAGGCGGTCTTTTTGGATATTACGGCCATCAAGTGCGTCAGCTTTTTGGAATGACCCCGCCTGAAACGGCGTTTTTAGCTGGTAAAGAATACCGTCTGAGCCCAGCAGTTCGGACCATTGAGTTTAGTGCAGACCGTGCGGGTAATGTTTCTCATCGTGAAGAATTTTTAGAAACAGATGCAGGTGAATACGCATTTAGGAACTTTAAGGCCAAAGTAGGCGGCTTTTCGATGGCTGTAGATGCTCAGCCTGTCGGTGGGCGCTTCATGCCGACCATCATGGGTGGAATGGATTATGTCTTACAGCAAAACTATGTAGAAAATCGTGGCTATGTGCTCGATTCTGCAATGACTCAAACGCCATTAATTCGAGAATCTTTGGAATTTGGTTTAGCTGCAATCCTTGACTGTATCAATGATGTGCAATACGCCAATTTTACGCTTGAAGATGCAAATGAACGATTACTACAAGCAATGCAGCTTGAAAATAAGTTTCTAGAAAAACAAGCTCGGATTGAGCGACAACGCTTATTACAAAAACAACGTCAAAATGAAGTATATGACAGTGCTTTATGCCCCACGTTAAAGCTTGAAGACTTCTTAAAAGAATCAAATCGTTTTCTTGAAATTGGTCAGCCCTCAAATCCCAAAACTCAAACTCAGCCTGAAGCTAAGCTTTTGGGTGGTTTTTTTAACTTTTTCTAAGGTAGAGCATCATGAATCAACAACGTTCTACACGTGAGTTTGTTAAAACAGCGTTATGTGATGTCATTCTAGATTTCCAAAAGTGGATGATCGCCGACACTGCTGCATTAGAGGTATGGAAAAACGATCCTTTACCGATTGTGGTGGTTGAGGGACGTATGATTGACGATATTCAATCTATGCTGGACAGTTATCGTTCAACAGGTACAGCTCGCTTGCCACGACTCTTTTTAGCCGTCCAGCGTATTAAAGAAAAACCAGAGGCGAGTAGCTTGCACGCTGTTCCATACGATTTAAAAACTCGTATTTCTACAGACCCGCAAAAGCGAAATATCACGCTTCGCGCTTTGGCACGGGCGTTTCGAGTCCAAATTGCCTTTTTGGTCAATGATCCGGATAGCGCGTCGAGCCTTACAGATCAATTCAGTAACTATTTTGAGTTGCAGGAAAAACGCCGTTTTCCGGTGATCTATCAATTTGCCGAAGATGTGTCTGACTCATGGCCTCTTACCATACTTGATAATTCGCTCCTTCCTGATACTGCATCGATTGAAGAAGATAACCTCACAATTGGTATCTTTGATTTTGTCGCTCAGGGCTTATTACCACAAATTACAGCGGGGTTAGACCCTAATCAGCCTGCGCCTTGGTCGGTTGTTATTGAAGCGGACATGTTTAAAGACAGGCCTTCGCCATATTTCACACGTTTAAACGCAGATAAGTACACAGGCGAACGTAGTTCAGAAGTAGTGGCTAAGGAGACTCCAAAACTATAAGTACCCATTTTTGAGAAAAGTTGTATTTATCTGAAGCAGATGAGTTTTGAACGCTTAAGTTAGTGGAATTTTTGCCAAGGCAGACTGATTTGACGAGCTATAAATACTGAAAAATTAGGATTTATAGCTCATGAGTGAAGAAACCGTACCAGTTATATTCAAGGTCACAGCCGCAGGGCGCTTGGCTGCATTAAGCGAAGACAATAACGGCTTAGATCTTTCACTAAATAAAATTGGTTTTGGTAATGGTCACTACGCAAGTATTGACGATGACCAACGTACAGAACTGCAAAATAAAGTGGTTGAAGCTGCTTTATCTGCGGGTGGAATTGAAGCGAGCAAAAACACACTGATTCTTTCAGTGAATTTTGTATCAAACAAAGCTTTACAAGTCAGTGAAATAGGGGTGTATGCAGAGGATGGTACTTTATTTGCTGTAGCAAGTTTACCTGACGGAATGTATTTCACTTTAGATAAAGGAATCTCTTTCGTAGGTTCTTTTGGTTTGGCTCTTGGTACAACCTCAAACATTAATGTGATCGTGCAAACTGATGTGCCTATCATGCAACAATTGATGGTGATGCATGAAACTGCGGCAAATCCACACCCACAATATGCTAAGAAAGTTGATGTCGATGCTAAAGATCAGCATTTGCAAGATCAAATCAATGAGGTGGTACAAGAAGTTGCTGAACTTTATCCAAGAGTAATTGCAAGCGGTGTTTCAAACGGAAGTGCAACGATTAATCTCAGTAGTATTGTGACTGATCTACGAGACACAAAATACGTTATTTCAATTACTCCTGAAGCAACTCATGAAGGGTGGAGCCTTTCTAGAGGTAATAAAACTTTTACTTATGTTGTTTTTAACCGCTCGGGTACCAGCCGTATTGGTTACGGTGGATTTGTAAATTGGAGTGTTACACAAACCTCTGCAGACAGTGCAATTCTAGGAGATGGGGAGTACACCGTACCAGGGGATTACATGATTGGTATCCCTGCCCAGGCAACTAAAGAAATCATTTTAGTTGGAGCAGGCGGCGGCGGCGGTTCATTCAGATGGAGTGAACAATATGGGCAAAATGGTGATGGTTTTGATGGTTCAAACACGACACTTGCAATTGACGGTGTTGTGTTTGCAGTTGCGTCTGCCGGCTTAGGAGGTAAGGAAGGCGTTTGGGGTAATGGTTCATCGTATGACAATGGCGTCGGTGGTGAAGGTGGTCAGCCATTAACTGTAAGTACTCCAAATGTAACATTCCTTGAAACTGTAGCGGGGAATAAAGGGCATGCGGAATCACAAAGTTCACATGGAGGCGGTGTTTCGGTAGGTCCTAGACCTCTTTATGGTTCTGGTGGTGATGGTGGCGATGGCCATGGTGATGAAGGTTGGTCATTCGGTGGTGGCGGTGGCTCGGGTGCTTATATCAAGTTACGAATAAGCAACCCGACCACAGATACAATATTCTTATCTCTTACAATTGGATCAGGTGGTTTAGTACCGACTGGTTGGAATGGTGAATTTGGTATCAGCGGTTTTGCGAGTGTTATGAGCGTTTAACAGTGGAATAACCATAAAAGTAAAAAGAAGGGATAACTGAAAATGAGTTATCCCTTTTTATTTGCGAAAAAAATATGTCTGTTAATGAATATTTAATTGATATACGACGCTTAATTGAACTCAATAAAAATAAGGCTTCTCACGCTAATGTTTTATTTCAGTATCAAGTCGGAATTGATGAAATCTATGATCATTCATTGATTAGTGAGCGTGTATATAAAACACGTCATCATTCTGATGTGGTACGAATTGCCTGTAATGCTTCATTTTTTCATGAATCTTTAGAGGAAAAAATTATCTTACTGCCACGTTTAAGTGAAATCATCCGACTGCAAAAGTTACACGGAGTGAAAAATGCTTAAAGATGCCGATTTTGAACTCGATAATTTTAAAGAGGCAATACGAAAGGATGGCTTTGCTAAAGATTTAAAGACGACCAAAACAGGTGAAGCATGTTAAAACCGATTCGACAAGAAACTAATCAGGTACTTGATGGCCGTCGTATGGCTGCCCGTTCTGTAGTCATTACAAGCCTTTCTGCGGGCGATTGCCATGTATTTCGTAGATATGTAGATCCTGTTAACGATCAACAAACACGAAATGAAACAGTATATCCAGGTGCAGAGGTACTCGGAAGCCACGAAGAGCATGCAACACGCTATGAACTTCAAGGTTTTGCCAAATTACTTTTTGATCGTTTTACGGGGGGGAGTATTTGGAGTAATAGCGTAGATTTAAACATTGGTGAAGCCACTATTTCAGCTCAGGTTGAGCCTTTTAATCTTGAAGATTACGGTGTAATAAAACAAATGCAGAGCAATATTCCTGACTGGACACCAGAAAAAGGCGATATTTTTGCACTTATGATCAGTGATCAAAGCATTAAATGGCTTGAATGTATCGGTGTTAAGGGTATATCTCTACCGATAAGCCATGGGGTTAAATACATGTTTAATGTGCGTGATCCACTCGAACATTTAGAACCGTTTACTTCGCAAGAAGATCTACTTAAACCAGCAGTCAATAAATTTCCTACCGACCTCTCGAAATTGATTTACTCCGCTTTACCTATTATTTCTACAAATTCGCAAGACACTGCAACCATTAATGACGATGAAGTAACTGTATGGAAGTTTAAGCTGCTGACCCCTCACGATAATGAGCTTTCGAGTAATGTGGCCGTCGCAAATCTCTTTTCTACGGTGAATTACAGCAATACCCCTTTTACCTTTACCAAAGATGACACCACAAAAATTCATGTAGATCTTGGAGAAAACGAGACTTACGTATTGTCTGCTGACAGCCCTGTAAATGCAGTAGTAGCGAACAATGAAATGATCAGTTATTTCTTGATTGGTATCGACCATAAGAACTTAGTGAACTCAATTAAAGATGACTTGGCTTTAGGTCAGACCGTTAAAGTGTCTATGGGGGATATACGATCATTTGACATCATGCCTATGAATTATGACCCAGTCCGTAAATTGTACTTAGTCGTGGTTATGGCAACACTAGGCATGACGAATCAATATAGCCTTTCTCTTTTAAATGGTGAAAGCTATAGCTTTAGTCTCGATCTTACACAGTTACAAGGGGCCTAAAAATGAGTCTAATTGACGATATGATTAGGGCTGGAATTAACATTCATAATTTCCAAGAAGTTTTTGATTTTGTACTTCATAGCGAAGGAATAGGTAGAACTGAATTTGACTTAGTGATGAAGGAAATGGGTCAATCACTTGATGCGATTCAAAAAGACTTATCCTCAAAAATTAGCCTAGATAATCTAGAAGAAAAATTACAGACCAAACTCGACAAAGCAAGTTATGAACAGCATTTCAAAGGGGTGTTTCTATCTGTACAAGCTTTAAAACAAGCTTTACCTGAGGCAATAAACGGCGACTATGCACACGTAGATGCTGGACAAAATGAGCAGCTTAAAGTTTTTGTTTGGGATGCTTCGGATCATGAGTGGTTTGAACAGCAAGGAGGAGGTGGTACTGCTGCCAGCACTGACCAAATTACAGAAGGGCAATTAAATCTATACTTCTCGGCAGAACGCGTACTAAGTACATTACTTATAGATTTAGTGATACCTGAGTCAGCCGAGAGCATTCAAAGCACAGACTCAATTGTGGTGGCTTTAGGAAAAGTTCAGGCGCAATTAACTGCTGTTATGAATAACGCTGATTCTGGTCATGCTGAGACGAGTAGTTCAGTTCATTTTTTATCGGTGAATGCTGCCGAGAGTAATGAAAATTATAATAACGATGGTGCAATTGGTTTAAATGCAGTTGCAATTGGGCCAGGAACACAAGCAATCGCTGAAGGTAGTATTTCAATTGGTGAGGCTAGTCTAAGTTCAATAGATCATGGAATTGCCGTTGGTAGTGGTAGTTCCACAGGGGGATCAAGAGCGATTGCAATAGGTCAATCTTCGAATGCATCAAAAAACTATTCCACGGCTGTAGGTTTTGGAGCTTTGGCCTCAGGTGTTGGAAGCCAAGCATTCGGAACTACGGCTAATGCTTCAAGTCATTATTGCGTGTCACTTGGATACGGCGCTTCAGTAACTGGTAACTATCAAATTCAATTAGGCAATACGAGCACGACAACCTATGCCTTTGGCGCTGTTCAAGATCGTTCGGATATGCGAGACAAGACCGATATTCAAGACGTAGACCTAGGACTAGATTTTGTTAATCGATTACGACCAGTGAAGTACCGATGGGACTATCGAGACGACTATGCCCGTGAAATGTTTCCATTGCCTAATCGATTAGATTTTGAAGATGATGAATCTTTTGATAACGCCTATCAACTTAATCAACAAGCTCGAATTGCATTCTTTGCTAACCCAGTAAAAGACGGTTCAAAAGTTCGAAAACGTTATCATCATGGGTTAATTGCACAGGAACTAAAGCAAGTCTTAGATGAAATGGGCGTTGACCATGCCGCGTATCAAGATCATGCAACTTCAGATGGTTTAGACGTTAAGTCGATTGGCTATTCCGAGCTTATTCCTAACTTGATCAAAGCGATTCAAGAGCTAAGTAAAGAGGTCTCAGATTTAAAAATGAAAGTGAGTTGATAAAACATATCAATAAACGTCTTAAAGGGGGTGGAATTTCAATATTCCCCCCTTTTTATTGTCTTCAGAATAGGTTCATCACAAGCAAACAATTAGGCTAAGGAACCTATGTTTAACAACGAACAACTACGTGATCATGCTCAAAACACGAGTTCGACTTTAGCAACGGTCGGCAAGTTCTTAGCTGCAATGCAGTATCAAAATGGTCGTCCTGCTAACTCTGTATCTCAGTACGATAGTATTGTTGCTCAATGCGCTCAAAACAATATGAATGTTAATGCGCTCATTCCAAAGTCTTTAACTGGTTTAATTGACCTTTTTAAAGAAAATCCAGCTTCAAAAAATCAGCTTCTTGATTCAGTTGCAAAAGGTATCGAACTTTACCGAAATGCTCATGGCGGAAACATGCCAACGGCGGCAGCGGTAGCAGCTGCACTTGATGCAGGTCATTTAATTTATGACGGTTTAACGCCATCAAATACAGATGGCTTGTTTGATAGTGCAAGTGCACGTACTACAAACAATGAAACACGCTCTTTCTATGACAGTGTTTCAGTGGGTAGTTCAAGTCATATTGCAGATGTACCAGCATTAGCAATGGTTACAATCACCATGATGATTGCGAGCTCGTCTCCACTTGTAGCGTACCTTCCAAACCCAATGGGTACAAATACTTTACCACTTGTGTATGTGCGCCAAATTGCGGGCCGTGATTATGGTCAAACGCGTAAAGGCGATTTTCTTGATGGAATTAAAGCTGCTGCTCAATACTTTGATGCTGTCCATAAATTCCGTATGGCGACATTGGATCATAAGATCTTCACATTAACTACAAAACGCGTGGTTAATGCTGATTTAGATCCAGTAGGTAATGACCGTTTACCAATTATTGTTGGTGCTTCACGTGTTTACTTAAATGGTGTTCACGTTGGTAATGACGTAGGTGTTCGCGGTAAAACCCAAGATATTACTAATTTCTATCCAGCAGATGGTGTAGTTGTTCAAATTGACGGTGAATCTTACACATTAAAGTCGGGTACACATAGTGCTTCAAATGACACAATCACAATCGAATTTGATAAAGAGTTACCAGCCGATGCAGAGGTAACAATTCAAGTCGTAGCCGATTATCAGCGCAAAGATACAAACGGTAATGTGATTTTACAAGCGCCAAATGCTGACATCGATTTAGATTATACAGAAGTACATGCATATCCAGTCCGCGCTGTTTATCACGCGACAATCGAAGCATTAACACAAATGCAAAACGAGCTAGGCGTTGATATGCGATCAGCTTTTGTTGCGATTGTGATTGCAAAATTAATGCTTGAGCAAAATGTACGTTTATTGAAAGAAATTGCAGGACGTGCAAAAGGTTTGGGCTTTGCACGTAAGTGCGATTTAACGCGTGGCACTGAAATGACTCAAGCGTTTAATAGCACAGCAACGATTGGCGCTGAAATCTTCCCAGCCGTTGAAGACTGTAAACGTCGTGTTATCACACGTACAACTCACAAACCTGATGGTTTTGATATCTACTGTACAGGATCTCTTTCTACTCTAATGAAAGTCCTAGCAAACGATACCAACTTTGTACCTTCAAGCCTAACTTTTGGTATTCCGACTGAAATCACACGTATCGGCTCTAAAGGCCAAGATAACTATTACTACGTGCCTGAATCTGCAGAGGTCGTATTAGAAGGTGAAGTCGTAGTTAACGGTGAAACGTCGCAATTTGGCGAAATGTTAGTCATCGGACGTAACGCTGTACCTGCTAAATCTGTTTTCGTAGGCCATACCGCTGTACCAGTTATTACCAAAGACGTTACTTCAGAAGATTTTGTACAAGGTGTTTGGTACATGTCGCGCTCTGCTGCTCAAGTAAACGAAATTGCCCGCTATGCGGATCAAGTTGAAATCCTGCATGTTATGAATTTACCTGCAGCTCTAACCGTTTCACTGCCTTAACCCATTGAAATTAATGAAGGTATTCTGCTGCCTTCATTTTCATTCTTATTTAAATCATTTAGGAAACTAAAATGGCTGAAATTATTGATACTGAAGATCCAAAAAAAACAGTAACGTCACGTTCAAAATCAAGAACCAAATCAGTTGATACAGCTGAAAAAACTGCAACCTCTCTGCCTGTACCTGAGACAGTTGTAGATGCCGAAGCCGTTGTACCTGCAACTGAAACAGCTGTAGAAACAGAAATTGATACGTCTTCTCAAAGTATTGTTTTAGGTCCTTTAGATCTAGCTGTGACCAATCTGGGTGCAAATACTCACTGTAATGTTTCTCGTAAAGAGCTTAACCAAAACAAACGTGTAGTTATTACCTACAAAACGATTGGAGCTAAAACATTAGCTCAGAAAAACTTTGCACAATTAAATGCTTTATCCGGTAAAGCTCGATTCAAAGTGGAAGGATAATTTTTATGCATTATTTATATATAGGCCCACAGGGATATCTATTTCTTAAACGCGAAAATGAACTAAATGAGATGTTTCTAGGAACACCATTGGTCATTATGATGGACCCCCATAGTCATTTAGGCGATGGCGTAAATGTCCGGGTTAAGCTTACGGCCACAGATCCACATGTGACCTTAGAAAATATCAAGATGGAGTTGACGTTTTTTGACACAGCGACAAATGACCAGATTTATCAGTTGATTGGTACATTAGATCCTTCTGAATCGGCTACCAATTCAATTATGGCTGTTGCAGAGGCCTCTGAAGAATTTAAAGAATTTTCTGTTGAAGTACATAATGCTGAGCAGTTAATTCAATATATCCAGCTATGCGATGCATTTAATTTATATGGCACTCTCAGCCGTAAATACCTTGATTTAAATTGGGATAGTGACCCAATTGAGTCAAACGTAAACAATGTTTATAACATCCTCACACAACTTGATGACCTACCTACTCGTTTAGGTTATGCATTCACTGATGATGTTGCTCTATATACCGAGCTTTTACGTGTAGCCGATAAATTAAATATTCGTTTATTGGTTGAATTAGATCCTACTTTAACCGTAAATCAAGTTGAACAAGTTGCCCAAGATTTATCACCGTTTGATCATCGAGTTTCATTTATTTGGAACCCCAATTTAGCGCGACCTCTTAACGCTCAAGGCTTACGCGGTAAGTTAGTACCACGTTTAGCAGTTGGCACACTATTGGGACGAAATGCCCTGCGTGATGTTCAAACAAACGTGAAGGGGATTCCGCCTTATCATACTCCGATTGCTGGTCATGACTTCCCATTTAAGTACATTGGCATGACTAAACGTGCGGACATTGTTCTTGACGATACGACACGTAAGCGTCTCGCAAATGTTCAAGTGAATGTGGTTGAACGTCAAGTTTTCCGTACAGGTAAGCGCTTCATTTTAGGTGATGTGTTGACCGCAAATGGCGACAATACCTCTGCTTTAAAGTTAGTGAACTCTTCTGATATTTCACTGTTTATTGACAACACTTTAAATGCTATTGTTATGCGCCATCTTTTAAAAGGTATGACGACCTACATTGAAGATGCTACTAAAGAATGTACTAAGTTTCTTGATTCATGTGTTTCAAAAGACCGTCCATTATTAGTTCGATCAACTGAAATCAATGGTTATTACGAACTCTCAATTGTACCGCGTGCAGATCGTCCATTTGATGCTTCAGATGTAACCTGTAACTACTGTACAAATGGCGCCTCTCGTGCTGCATTCTCGAATTTTGCTGTAGTTAAACCAGGAGTATAAATTGCATTTATTTGACTCTCTAAATCCTACATTTTTGCCTGTTTTAGACAGTGCTGCGGCTGACGCCGCTGCAAAAATTACTAAGGATGCGACAGCCCTCGATATTGCTGAGTTCAATCAGCAAAATCGTATGTTGCGTTTATCGGCTTTATCACTGGTACTCATCTTTACAGATTCAATTTTGAGTAACGATCTAGATGAAGATGAATTACCAGCGGATCGTTTTGCTGCTTTACTCGCTGGATTCAGTGGTAACGAAGATCGAGATGAAGTTAATATTGATCAGACGACTTTAGATATCATTACTGCCCACGTAAAAGATGCTATGGAATCTCTTGGCATTTCTGATAGCAGCATGATTGATGCTGCTTTCGGAAGTAGTGTTGAAGACGCTGATCAAGCGCTTCAGTCTATTGCTGAAATCGTAGAATCTCATGTTCCAACGGATGATGATAAACTTAACGCCTTTGTAAAAACTTTCGTTTATGGCGATATTGATGATTCTGGAAAGATTCTGGACTCAGCTGCTATCGGTAGTAAGTTTGGGAAAGTCTCTTACAAAGCGAACAAAGCAGTACGTAATGGTAAAATTACAGTTGCAAATAAGCGAGTAGGTGAGAAAGCAAAGCTTTCAGTAAAACAGAAAGCTGCGTTAACTAAAGCACGAGAAAAAGCCTTTTCAAGTGCTGCTTTAAGTAGCCATCTTCATGCTGTCAAAAAAGATAACCGAGCAGGCTTATACTAATCGTTTACCTATAAAAAAACCGCTGTTGTGCGGTTTTTTTATGGAACTTTAAAAATACGGCCAGTTTAAAAAACTGAATAATAAGTTAGTTTTATATGAGCTAACACCATGCCACACATCACAACAATATTAGGAAACGAACCGGGTATTCAATATCAGGGCGTTACAGACAAAACAGGATCTACAGGATCCACATCGATTAACAATATCTTTATCGGCAAGTTTAAACGTGGCCGTTTAGATCAACCGATGACTATTACCAAAGCAAATATACGTGGAATGCTCGGCTATGATCCTAAGAATTTAGACTATGTGGCCGTACAAGATGCTCTTGATACCAATATTGAAAGTATTCAAGTGTTGCGAGTTGCGGTACCTGCTTGTAACTGCGAATCAGACACTTATACATTAAATGATGCATATGAATTTACATATCCTATGCAACAACACGGATCGATTATCTATTCTTTAAGTTTGAATAATCAAGTGTACGAAGCAGTTGTGCCATATGCTGAGTCCTTTTCAATTCTAAACGGGTTGGATGCAGTTATTGGTGAAGTATCCAATTTTAATGGAATAGTATCTTATTCAGTGAGTGTTGCTAATAACGGAACAATTACTCTTCAAAACTTAACCAATGAATGTTTAAATGTTTTTTTATCGGCAAACTTAGTGCTGCCTAGTGAAAGTACGAATAGTGTAGATGATCCTATTTATAGTAACTACTATTTGATTGATAACGTAGAACTTTGTGCTTTTGAACAGCGTCCATAAAGAATTTTTAAATGCGTATTCCATTCTGGCCAACCTCCAAAGGTAGCTTATGGCTATATCGAGAAAGACTTTGAAATAGTAGTTTTTTAAGCCAAATATTTTTAAAAAAGATCCCTAAAATGGATCTTTTTTTTATGGAACTTTAAAAATACGGCCAGTTTTAAAAATTTAATAATAAGTTAGTTTTATATGAGCTAACACCATGCCACACATCACAACAATATTAGGTAATGAACCGGGTATTCAATATCAGGGCGTTACAGACAAAACAGGATCTACAGGATCCACATCGATTAACAATATCTTTATCGGCAAGTTTAAACGTGGCCGTTTAGATAAACCAATGACCATTACCAAAGCTAACATACGCGGAATGCTCGGCTATGATCCTAAGAATTTGGACTATGTCGCCGTACAAGATGCTCTTGATACCAATATTGAAAGTATTCAGGTTTTACGTGTTTCGGAAAATGATTGCGTCTGTACATCAGACTTATACACATTATCAGACCTATATGCTCAATCTGGCCCAATGAACTATGGTTCAGTGATCTATAAACTTAAAATTAATGAAAAAGTCTTTAATGCTGTTATTCCAAACACTACAAGTTATTCAATTGAGGAAGGCATAAGCGCAGTTTTTACTTCAAATTATGAAACTGAATTAATGAACCTCCTCTCATATTCACTTAGTTCAAGCAATAACGGGGAGCTTTACCTTCAAAATTTACAACCCGAATGTGTAAAACTGGAATTAACAGCAAGTGTGGTTCTGCAAAGTAATAGTACGAATAGCGTGAATGATCCAGTTTATAGCACTATAAAATTAATTGAAAACGTAGAACTTTGTGCTTATGAGCCAAGTACATAAGGAACTATTTGATGCGTATTTCATTCTGTACAACGTGTAAAGGCCGTTTGTGGCAATTGAGCCAGACTTTACCTGGTAATTTAAAAATGCTCGATGAGCATTCAGAGATTATTTTGTTAGATTATCAGTCGCCTGATGGTTTAAAAGATTGGATCTTTGAAAATTTTCAAGAGTATCTAGAGAACGGCCAACTTAAATATTTTCAAATGGTCGATGATTACGCTTATACATCGGCTTATGCGAAAAATGTAGCTCATCGACTCGCTACAGGTGACATTCTATTTAATTTGGACGGCGATAATTACATATATGACGGGCTTTTATATGAATTGCGCTTACTTAAGGACTACCAGCTCTTTTTACCAAGATTAGGGATTGAAAACGAAGGTATTTTAGGACGAGTAGGATATACCCGAGATGCTTTTTACCGTTTACAAGGTTATGACGAAACCATTGTAGGTTTAAAAGGAGACGATGGCGACTTAAGAGTAAGAGCTCACAAACTTAAATATTATCCAATTCACGCATCGTATCGAGTGGCTGCAATTCAAAACACACGCGAACAAAAAGATAAGTATGTAAATAACGGTGAGATCAAAAATTATGACAAGCCAAGTCCACCAGTGAATTACCCTCAAACATGGGGTAAAGCTGATGTGATTGACCATCATGGAAATATGATTAAGGTGGGCTAAATGAGTGTCTTTATGGGATGGTTCGGAAAGCCTGAGAAGCGGATTGTTATTTCAGCAAAAGGCCTAGAATATGGGCTCACCGATATTTTGCTTAATCTTATTGAAAAAGACACTGTGATTATGGTTTTTGGTGCTAAAGCAGGGCTTGTTCAGATCATTCCTAGACACTTACAACAGTATATTTTTGTTTGGGAAAGTGATTCTAGATTAGATGAAGGACTTCGATTTTCCAACCTTTTCATTGCTTCTGAGCCCCAGCATCCGTTTAGTGTTTTATCCGATCAGTACCATTGCTATGAAAATTTGCAAACCTTTACTGAGCAGATCCTTTCTAGCATTCCAGAACGTTTTCCACATGATTTTAATCACAGCTAGTTGTGTGGAATATCCTTAATTTTCAAGTTTTGCCATAGCCCAAAATAGTGATTAAAGATTATTTGGTTAAATGCTATGGCAACTTTTGAACTCGCTTCATTATCTGAAACACATGAATTAATCACGTTTATCAAAAAGACGCTTGAGAAAGCCACTCAGCAAAAAATTGTATACATTCTTGTTGATAAAATGCGAAAAGTGGCAGGTGCTGCAACAAAAGACGCTCTTTTTAATTTGGAAGAGGGTCAATCCCTTACGCTTACGTTAAGAACTGACGGCGACGTTATCAAGACCTACCTCAATAAAAAAGAGGTCCCGTTACGTCATGTAATGGACTACGACAACCTAGAGGACTTTAAAGCTGGAATTGAAGAGTTAGCACTTAAAATTAAGGCTGAACAACCCAAGTTTGATCAAGCTCGTCAGAAACAGCATGTACAAGTTCCAAATGACTCAGTAAGCCGAAAAGACTACATCAAAAAACAGACCGAAAGCGTTTTGATGCTGGTTAATGCAGCAAATAAAAAAATTGCTGAAAAACAACAGTTATTAGCGTCTAAAAAGAATGAATACCAAGCTTTGACAAATGCAGGTACACCATGATTCTAAAGTTTCATATCTGTGTAATTTGTCTTGGTTGGTTATGGTTTAGCATTCTTCAATATCGGCTCATGTTAAAAAAAACTGAAGGCCAATCACTTTTATATCGGTTTTCAGTGATTTGTAATAAACAGAATCGAGCATTATTCGAAACCGTATTACAGAGTTACAAGTTTAACCTTCTATTAAGAGTTCTTGTGAGCTGTATTCCATTCTTATACGTCCTCTATTCAGAGGCAAGAATATTAGAAATATGGGGGATTTGGTCCCTTGAAATTTGGGTATTCCTATTTATTCAAGCACTCATGCTTTTATGGCGTGTTGCTATCTATCAAATAGCATTTTCAGTCGTAGAACGTTACTTATGAGCTATCCATTAACCGTTGAAAATACGATCAAAATTATCAATCACTGGTTAAACGCAAGGCCAAATGGCTATATCGGCGTGAACTATGGTCGTAATTGGCAAGAAATTCTTTTTAAGCCTATGACCGAAGATAGTGCTGATCTGATTTTGCAGTGGCTGCGTGAAGATATTCCTTTATTTAGAAGCCTTCCCACTGACAAATTAAATATAAGAAGCCGCACTATTGATATTGATAAAAAAGAATTTTTTATTGAGATCGGCACTATTTTGATACCACTCCCTTCACAAGCAGATTTAAGAAATCCGACAGGAGATACTTACGATGCCAACGCTGGCTAAAATTCAGGAATTATCTTTACAAGTACTGCAAGATTATCCGGCATACGCAGCGCGTTATGCAGCTGGGGATCCAACCATTACGGCACCTTTACAGGTCATTCAACATGTCTTGGCAGAGTTTGGTCGTGATGTTGATATTTCAGAACTTGAACCCTTCATCAAAACACGCGATGCCACTATTTTAGCGGATGCTAGCAACAAAGGGATTTTGCCCTTATGTACCCCGTGTCAGCACTATATTGAAGTCATAAATAATGGTAACAATAACTTATCACTTGCAAGCGGTCGTGTAATTCTCGACGGTCAAGGTCGTCCATGGCGCTTATTACAGAGCGTTAATGCCGCGAAGGGTGAAACAGTAGCTGTTCTTGCTGAACAATCAGAATTAAGAGAAATTACTTATAGTCCGACTGTGACAGAACAATTTCATAATTACGCACTTGATCTACAAAGTGACGTAGATTTAGTGCAATTATCGGTTACTGATCAAGACGGAAACAGCTATGGCTTTGTCACACGCTGGATGAATACAAACGCCAACGATAAAGCAATTATTCTGAAAACCAATACCCATCGTAAAATGACCTTGGAGTTTGGCGATAGCTCGCGTTTTGGCACTACCTTACAAGCGGGCACGATTTTAACGATTCAGATTATTGAAAGTTTTGGTGAAATTGATGCGGCCTTATTGCGTGAAGCATCTTTAGAGACAGTTGATACAGCAACAGAACAACGCGCTGTAATTCGCTTTAAAACTGATGGTTTATTCCGAACCGGTGCAGATCCTCTGAATATTGAACAATTACGCTTACTTTCTTCATATCCTGATTCAGATGACGCTGTATTCTTGGGCAATTATAACTATTCCTGTTTAAAGCGATTTTTACCACGCTCTAACTTTTTAAATGTATGGAATGAAGTTGAACAAGAAGCGAATTACGGACCGAGTTATTTAAACATTAATAAAATGTTTGTAGCCGTAGCCGCAAAAAACTCTCCCGAACAGACCTTGTTGCAGGAAGACTTGGCAAACTATATTGCGTTGTTGAATAACCTGTATAAGGGCAAAGTCGTCTTTCATGCGGTCGAAGAAAGAGCTTTCAATTTAACAATTCAAGGATTACTTTCACCCGTCCACAATGCAGAGGCTGTTAAAGAGCAAATTAAAACTTTGCTTTTGAAGTACTACGGCCGCGAAACAATAGCGACGAGTTACTATATTGCTGATGGTTTTAACTCACAAGAAATTGCAAAACTACTTAGTGACAATATCAGCGCATTTCAAGATCGTACAAGCGATTTTAAGATAATGATGGAGGATCTAGAGAACAATCCAATTAAGCCTCATCAATGGACCTATTTAACCGCAGATAGTATTACTTTAGATATCAAGCAAACAAAGAATAGCGGGGGAAGCCGATGGTCGATCATCTAGATCTACTTTACCCGCTAAAGCAGTCTGATACCTTCGATGAAGATGAAGCTTTCTTAAAAGAGTTTTTCATTCGTTTATTTGAGCAACTTTTCAAAGATCAACTCAATGATATTCACTATTACGGCATGCCTCATCTTGGCAGTGCCAATGTAGTCGAGCGTTTTACAAAACAAGATGGTTTAGTTGTACTCAGACGGCCTCAGGTGAGTGCTCTGATCATGCGGGTTATCTATGCAAATTGGAAATCTTTGTCTTCAAAACAAGGCCTTGCATTTTTGGAGTTCGTACTTCAAATGCTGTGGCCTAACCAATGGCAAATTATTCGGCTCTATCACAGTATTCCACGTGTGAATCAATATCCTGTTTTGGCAACAGAACATGAAACAGAAAATAGTTTTTTGACGTCACGTATTTTTATTCTCATGGATGATGAAGTCGATCGTCAGGAATTAATTGAATTGACACCAACATTACAAAACTTAGTACCAGCTCATATTTTCCCGACCGTGGGGATCCGTATCAATTTAGGCGATTCAATTGATGTAAATATGGGCGCGGCTATGATTGGTACGAAAGTTGGAGCCTTTCAGTATCAATAATTTTTGAGATTGTAGGGTGGAATTGCGTTAAAAGGCCATTTTCAAAAGCTTGCAGAATATTCCGAACATTTCATATTTTCGGAATATCCAAGCTATGCGAGCAAGTAACTTTGAACAAACCCTCCTTGACTACTGTCAGGATTACGAAACAGCCAAAAGCTTAGGTACAGCGATGTTGTCATGCAACGCCATGATTGTCCCTGCGATTGCCCCTGAAATTGCGCTGTTAATTTCTCAAGCCCCTCGACCAGTGACCACCTATACAGAATCCACCGAAGTTATTTTTGCAGGTGGTCTACAAGCTCATCGTACTGGTGTACCTAAAACAAGTCATGAAGGACAATTACAGTTTATTGAAACTGACACAGGGCAAATTGCTGGATTTGCTGAACTTCTCATGGCAAATGGCGGTTGCACAGACTGTATTGTTTTTGATGGCCGTAAAGATCGTTTTACCCTTGCATATCAATTAACAGACTGTGCAATTACCTTTGAAGGTAGTGAAATTGATGCAGAAGGGCGAAATACGATTATGAAAGTCAGTGCACCAATCAAATATATGTATTTCGGTATGAACTCAAGCTTAGGTTCTTCAACACCTGCCACTGGAAAAATGCAGAATGCAACGCCAGCTTTTGATAATTTCCTACAAAAAGCGAATGATGTTTTAAACATTGTTCAGTCAGGCAATACGCTTATTCGAGCGCTAGGACAATTATAAATCATGTTATTAAAACAATATGATAGAAGCTTTCAAATCAGTGAGGCAGGTGCAATTCATGCACTTGCTGAACTGCTTTCTAGTCATTATATGGCGATCGGCTATAGCTTGGCGAAAGAAGACATTATTGAAGTCCTAAAAACCGACTTTTTGTTCTATGCAGGTTGGGCCATTACAAAGAGCCAGCTGCAAACAAGCTTTTTAATTGATCAAAACTCAGTAATTTCAGTTGGTGAATGGGGCATTTTAGAAGCCGTTGTACGTGCTCATATTAATTTCATTCAAGCTCAACGAATGGAAGCAAGTGGTGCCATGGGTGGCGATCGCTTTGGTCTAACTTCAAGTGAAGCAGAACAAGCCTACTCACTAGCGAAAGAAACAATGAAAAAGGAAGCCTTTGTGGAAACGCCCTTTACCATTGATTATGACTATCACAAGCCTCAACGCTTTATGTAGAGTGAGTAAAAACCTTGCGTATTGTGCTTTCAGACTCGTCAACAATCCCTCTAAATCGGCTGGTATCGGTCGTATTGCGTTCTGATTGTATTCCAGTGCCTTTAACCGTTGAGTTTCAGGTTTCTTTGAATGCGGATCTGGAAGCAAAGTTAAAAGAAGATAGCATTATCTATATGACCGATGATTATGTAGAAATGAAAATCATCAAAGCAGTAATCAATAGAACTTCTATTGTTCAGGGTGATGAGCGTCAGGTTATTGGTTCTTTTATTGCTGTCTTGGCTGGCTGTGAAAAACTGATTAAGCCCGCAGCCAAAGCCATTTATCTCGAAAGTACTTCCATTGGGGCAGCTTTACGGGCAAGCGGTATCAAAGCTGCTATTTCCGAAGATGTACCATTGATGAAGTTCTTTGTGCCAAATGGAGCCATCCCGACTTATTTGATTGCCCGTGCTTGTGCTGAAGAAGCTGCGGTAATGTTTATGGATTCAGATGGAAAAATTGCAATTCGGCGATTAACCACCGTATTACAGCGCGAGCCTAAACTTAAACTCGATGCTTCCGCTATAAGCTGGGTTAATAACCAACATCAGATCACACACTCAATACCTTCCTATGTAACGGTCAATACTGACGGTAAAACTATTGAAGGCGAGATTAAACCCGGTCAAATTGCTAAGTTTCAGCCATCTCTAGATCCACGCCGTTTAAAGAATTTAAGTACTGCGTTGGTAGTAAAAGGCACTATTCAGCGATCATTGAACCCAACACTTAACGCGGGTGATGTTGTCCTAATCAATAAAGAGAAATATGTCATTTTAACGGCAGCGCATAGATTTGATTCGGGAGCATTAGGCGACGCGTCTGTATCAGCCTCAAAATTTTGGATTGCTCAGGTTGTTTCATTATGAATAATTACAATGGTTTTTGGCCTGCAAAAATTGTTTCAGTAGACCGTGAGGGTAGAACTGCAAACGTTCAGATTTCACCTATTACTGATGGTTTAGAAAGTGGTATTAAAGCGACCTTTCAATATGCGATCGGAGAAGATGACTTTGATACTGAAATCCAAATATTAGCAGGTGCCGATGTTTATGTATTTTTCTTGCAAGGTGATCCTTGCAGTCCTGTAATTAGTGGTTATCGCTCACGAGGGGAAGGGGCGGAAGTGAGTCATCGTCGAATCCGCCAAGAAAATATTGAACTGCTTGCTGAAGCAAATATTTCTTTAAAAGCTAATAATGAAATCCTCTTTGAAGCAGAAACCATTCGATTAAAGGCTAAAAATATTATTCATGAAGGCGACTCTAAAACGACAGGTAAGTATGAAGTAGTAGGTCAATCTACTTTAGCGGGTGGAGCAACAATTAGTGGAATTAAATTTGAGCTTCATAAACATGGAAATAGCCCAGGTCCAAGTTAGGGTGGAATAACCAAAATAATTGATTTTTAAAACATTTGACAATACGGCCAATGATTTAAATAGTTGGTTCGAAATGAGTAGATTTGGCAATTTATTGTCTGCGGCTTTTGGCGCACGGCAAGCCGAAATGCAGACACATACAACAAGTGATCTTAATTCAATCAATAAAGTTTACGAGAATTTTGCACCATATTCACTGGGTACATATTCCTCAAAAGATTTACAAGAGCGTGACCGAAAGCAGATCTATACAACCTATAAAATTATGCAAAAGGATCCGACCATTGATGCTGCTTTAAACCTTTTAGTTACAGCAGCACTTGGAGGACATGAAACAGGTGGTGAAATCGTTTTCATTTCACCTGCTGACCATATTCGTCATGGCGAGGGAATGAGAGCCAAAAAACTACGTGCAATTGTAGAAAAAGAATCAAAACACTTACAGTCGCTCATTAATTCATTCGTTTTTGCTTTTGCTCGAAATGGGATTACCTACGGTGACTCTTATGCGCGTATTTACTCAACAGAGGGCTACGGTGTACATCACGTGCTTTGCGATGAACATGTAGAGCCACCAAATATTCAAGCATACGAACAAGCAGGGCAAACCGTTGGCTATCATGTTCTAGAAAAAGGCAATATTGATAATCAGGTTTTGACGAAATTGACACGTTCGCAAATGATTCGCATGAAAATGCAACGTATTGCACCCGTTCCACAGTTCCGAGTAGATCAAGTTTATACGCAGCGACTTTTAGAAGAAGACGATATTAGCAAAGTACCTGTGATACCGAGTCCAGTGGGTGGATCCTTTTTACAAAATGTTGAAACAGCTTGGCGCGATGTCGTACTTAACTTCACAGCACTAAATACACAGCAAATTGTCGATAGTGTTAAAACAGCATTTTTGACTATTGATGTCTCAGGCATGCCTCCTGAGAACCGTAAAATTTATAAAGAAGGTTTAACGACCGCAATTTTGAAACAACATGAAAAAGCCAAAGATGCATTAATGGGTGGAGATCCGCTTTGGGCAACAAACTGGATCGTGCTCCCTCAATGGGGAGATAAACAAGTTATGAACCCGTTGGGGGACACTGCTCAACGTAATACACCCCTAAGCATGGAATTGGTCATGACACATATGCGCCGTGCGGTCGGAGCACTTGGCCTAGATATTTCATTACTCGGCTGGGCTGATATGTTAGCAGGTGGGCTAGGAGAGGGTGCAGCATTCCATACTAGCGCACAGGTCATGCAACGTTCCGCGTTAATTCGCCAAGCATTGACTGAACCTTTAATCGACTTATGTATTCTGCATTTTGCCTATAAATACGGTGAAATTTATCAGCGCAGTGATTTGCCTTTTACAATTAAGTTCTACAGCGATATCAGCGCCGCGGCCACAGAATCTTTAAATAATAAAAATACTCGAGCCAACACATTAATGACGACCGTACAAAGTATTCAGGCTCTGAAAGAACTGGATTTAACAAGCCAAGCAAATACCGTATTACTTGATGAATATCTAGGCATGGATATAACAAAAGCAGACCTAATTGCTCAATCTATGGAAAAGGTAAAAACCACAGAGGAAAGCTTACAACAGCAACAAAATGGATTAACTAACGGTGATGATGATTCAGATCCGAATGACAATCCTAACGCAGAAGAAGGGGAATAAGATGGCTTATAATTTTAATGAAGTTAGCACTGCTGGGCAATCACAACCCCAAAGCACAAAAAAGCCAGTTAATGCAAAGCTAGATACAATAACAGTTCAGGCATCTAGTAAGAAATTATGGGCAGGACACACGGCAGCTGATGCCCAACAATTGTATCGAGAGCTTTATGAGCTGGGTGATATTGTCAGTGCTCATTACTTTGTTGAAATGAAGCCATACAAAGACAATCACACTAAGGACCTCAGATTTTTTGAAGATCAATTAACAGGTTTTTTGGCGACGGAAACAAATTTATCTGTAATCGAAGCCGATTACGAGCAAGTCAAAGCTGGGGCCTTTTATTTCAATACATTAAGCGGTGTTCAAGAATCTGATATTCAGCTCACATTCATTGAAACAAAAGATGCTCGAATTTTAACGAGCTTTCAGCAATGGCTCGAAATGATGGTGAATGATGATGGGACACTTAACCCACCTGCAAGTTATGCCGTCGAACTCACCATAGGTCTTTTCTCGCGTGAATTAGGGCTTGATGACAAGCCTTTCGCCCGTACCTTTTTAGTTGCCCCTAGCATGACCTCACTAGATAACCTCGCTTCCAATAATTTTGAATCTCTAAGAGTACCTGTGACGCTGAAAGTTCTACGGCCATTTAGCTTGGAATAACGGAAAAAGGGCAAAATTTACATCAGCAACAATGAGTTAAATACTCATAAGGCGAACCTGATGTCAAAAACTGCCCTTTTTAATGCTGTATACCAAACTGGTGACGAGCGAAATTTTAAAATGCCCGATGGATCAATACACAATGATTTGTGCATTGCAAATATCGGCACACTACAAGGCCAATCTAGACAGATTTCGGCAATTCTTTGCGATAATGCCGGGTCTGCAAACTGGTCAGTATTTAATGTTGTTCAACCGGATCGTACTGAACAAGTTGCCGTAGCTGGTGCTGTGAGTGAAGATCAAGCAGAACGGCTTGTAAAACGCTATTTATTACCGTTAATGAATGGGAAATTACACAGCTCTCAATCGCTCACTGATAGCGGAATGAAGCGCTTCCTTAATAGTGCACAAATCCCTTCAAACACTCAGTACTTATTGAAAGATGATGCTGAGCATTTCAATAATCGAATTAGTAAAGAGCAACCCATTTGGGATGAGTGCTCAATTAAATCACATGGCGGCCTTTTTGCTCAGTTCATCTTTGATATTGTGCAAAATGATTCTAGTGCCGAATTATTTGACTCAGTAACACCAAGACAAATTGCCGAAACCTTGATTGATCAACACTGTGAATTCGCTATTCACGACGCCATGGTGATTCAATACCAGGAATTCGACAAAGTCATTGATAAAATCACAAAGCAACTGCAAGCACTCGGTGACCAAAAATTCTACGTTGAAGAGGTGACTAAATTAAAGCCATTTAAGCGCTTAGGAGTGGTAAACATTGCTGCAGTATTTACGATGTCTGACACTCAAACAATTACTGTAATTCTCAATAATCCAGACTCAACCCCATCCAAACTTTCACCAGAAGATGTACTCACATCATGGAAATGGATGTTAAACCGCCGTGATGTAACAGCAGCACTACAACCGCGTGCAGTTGACTCTAAAAAGTTCAATTTGATTGCTCAACGAATGATGAAATTACTTGTCAGTAACCATCCTCGTTATATTCGAGCGCAAGCCGAAAAATTACGTCTTCAGCAAAAATTTGATAACGCAAAACAAGCTTTAACAACTGCACAAGATACGTTGGCTTTTTTAGATCAGCAAATTGAAGACCAGCAAAAACTAATCGATGAACACGCTCAAAAGCAGCAAGAAAATTTTGAAAATTCAGTGGCTGCAGAAAACGGAGCAGCTAAAGCCAATAAACCTGATGATTTATCCCATAAAGGGGATAAACAAGTTCCAGCAAAGGGGACAAGTATACTTCATAGCGGTCAAGCTGTGGTTCTAAATGGGAACGAGCTTGGTGAATTCCCTGATACACCCGAAGGTCTTAAAGCGCTTAGAAATGCTGCTAAAGAAGAGTTTACAAAGATGCTTGGTGAATGGGTTGAATGCCCAGCGTTAGATAAACCTGTCGAAATCCGTAAACACGGAATGAAGAAAATCTTTAGATATAGTGCAGACCCCAAAAAGCTCAAGGTCATTGCAGCTTTAAAAGAGCTTATTTTCATCGCTAAAAAAGTTGATGAAAAAACCACTTATACACCTGAAACGGAGTCAAATATCAAGGCTTATCACTACTTACAAGCCCCGGTTATTTTACAAGGTGAGCACCTAAAAGTTCGTTTTGTAATCCGTGAAGATGATAAAGGCCAATATCACTATGATCATCGCATTGAAGAAAAAGACATACCTAAAAATACAAAAAGCCCGCTATTAGACGGGCTTAATGTAACAGCTATTCCAACGACGGGAGTCTCACAAGAAGAACTTGATCCACTGATCCGCATAGGTCGCTGCCACCTAGACACCTCTATTCTAGAAAATGGCGAGACCTCTGTCAATATACATCTTCTTGATAGCGCTATCTCTGATGATAACGAGGAAGAAGATGCGCGCGATACCTTACTGAACCTGTTTATTTATAAAGATGAAGCTATGAAATAACCCCAAATATTAAAAAAGCCCTCATTAAGAGGGCTTTTTTCACGAATCATCCATATAAGCCCACAAAGCACAAGCTAACAGAGAAATAGTCAATAATATTATCCCCTGACCTGAATGTGTCACATATATAGGTATCTTTCCAATCGCATGATTTTCTTTATATTCTAAAATTGGACGAATACAAAAAAAGTAGATAGGTAAGGAGAAAATTAAAGAATTACGGATTTTAATGGTATAACGAAATTTGAAGCTGAACAGTCCTATTACAACTGCATATAGAAGAGTATTAAATAATACCTCATGGCTTGTATAGATATCGATTCCTATCATTTTTGGAAAATGATAAGTCAATGTAGTCATTAATGTAATGAGTAAAATAATACTCACAATAATGATATTTGCGGGATTTGATACATTTAACATTTTTAATTAGTATAAAGTCACTTTAGATAAATATACTTTATAAAAACATATAATACATTAACCATTATTAAATTTTTATTCAAAAAAGACCTCCTAAAGAGGCCCAAGTAATCACTATTTTGCTCATTTATATTTGTGAAATGCCCAAAATCCAAAAGAGGCTAAGGCTACGATAAAAGCAATGATCATTTGACCATTATTGGTTCCATAAAAAGGGATTTCACCAGTTGTTTTAATAACCTGTAGAGCTTTTTCATTTAATATCGGTCGATACCAAAAAATTGATGTTGGAATAGCAATAGTAAATAGAACAGTAAAAATACTGTTAAAAGCTAATGAAAGTAACCAAACAATAATTACAAAACCGCTGAATTTTAGACCAACTTCTTGAGCTATTTGACCTGGTAAAGAAAACGAATCTTGAAAAAAAAGAATAATCGAACCGATCACTGCAAGAGCTATTAGAATAAAAATTAAAAGACCAGACCAATCTCCAGAATTTTTTCCCATAATTTTATCCAAAATTAAATGTGGTATTTTTTGATCAATATAGTTAATAATAAAATATATTACACTGACCAAATATTACAATTAACTATCTGTTTTTTAGTTGTTTATTAGCGGTATTCTATCCAAAAACAACTTTAGGTCTTGTGTTGCTGATTCCTTATTTTTAATACCAGTTTTTACTTTATTAATAGGAATATCACTTATGTAAAAATATTTTAAAAGACTTTCCAAACTACGTTAAAAAATAAGATGGAATCTTAATAAAAACTACAGTTTTCAAGCCGATAAGATGGGTTTAATTATTCATTTTATCGGTGCGTCATGGCATTTAACCCACCAGTTGAACCTGAAAACACTCCTAAAGAACCCACCCAATATAAAAACTCTTCAAATTTTGGATCGATTAACAATCATCTTTTAGTTCGGATCCGTCGTTGTGATGATAAAGGCAACTTGCTTGAAGGTGAAGCAGATCAAATAACCGCATTGGGCATAGATGGTGAGATGACAATTGATAATCAGTACACTTCACCATTTGAAAACTCTAATCCGGAGCAAAAACTTCCAACGCTGTTAGCACAACTACAATCTGGCAATTGGGTTGATACTGTAAACGTTTTGTTCGGCACAGCTGGGGCTGATTTGAGTGATGCGACGCAAGAAAAATTAAGATACCTCAATGGTCGTAGCAGCTTAACTAAAGAAAACTCTACTCAAATTTTTACATCAACGAATCCTGTAAACATGCCATTCACTCTATATTTTGAGGCATGGGAAGATGCAAAGAATGAAGTAGAAGATCAGTTAGATCTATTAAAACAATGGTCCTTACCAGAGGAATTAAGCGACCAATCACTTTTAGCAAGTTTTGCACAAGAAAGAACTCTTGAATCATTATTTCCCTCAAAGGTACCGCCGTTCGTTGCTGTGTACTACGGCGGTAAAAGATACGCACCACTCCTTATTCAAAGTTATTCAGAATCTTTAACTATGCCTAAGGATTCAAAAGGGAATCGAATGTTTATTACGGTACCAGTTAATTTCCTGAGTCGCGAAGCTTGGGATAAAAACAATATTTCTAAACTATATTTAGGGTAACTTATGAGCTTCATGCAAGAGACGATTGCGAATCGCAACTATAAATTTAATCACTTAAAAAATAGTGTCATTCAAGATATGGCAAAACTTAAATCAACGCATTATGAAGCTATGCTTACTCGCGGTTTGGGTACAATCATTGGATCTGACGTTAATGCCCGCACTTTAACGACTCAAGAACGTTATGCAATTCTTCTTACATACTTAGATGCTATTGAAGACAAAAACATCGATCAGTCGATCAACATTAAGCAATTTTTACATTCAGATTTGAGTGTTTTTAAACGTGATTGGATTAAAGGCGATAATATTCAAGTTCGACATTTAACAGGCATTGAAGCTGAAGCTTTAGAAATTGGATGTGAAAATACTGCGGATTGGATCTTAGGAGCCATGTGCATGCAAATTGGTTGTGATGAGCTTCCACCAATTCAAGCAGATCTATTAAAGGATATTGGTTATACGGGTCAGATGATCAAAAACAGACTTGATACGTTAAATGAACTTGATCAACCAATTTTAAACGACTTAATTTACAAATTTCGAAATCTAGATCAAGAGCTCCACACTCTTGTAAATATCAGTTATTACAAAGGAATTGTTCTTAACAAGATCAATGGGGGTACGGATGATGCACCCGTTCGATTTCGCATTAATTCTGCAATCACAGGACCAGCAAAACAGCTTTTTGCAATCGTGGTGGAAGAAAATTCAACAGTTTAGTCTCGATAGTGATATCAAATTAGAAGCTGTATTAGAAATGCCTTTTAACTTTATCGACGAATATTATGCGAGTGAGGCATGGAAGGTTAAGAAAGAAGAAGAGAAGAAAAATGCTCAAATGAACGCTGAATTACTTCGCAGTTTTGCGAGTTACAGATAAGCGAGCTAATAATGAGCGACAATTTAAAAATAATCAGTGCATTGCTTTGGCGCATTGTCTGGTTATTTCTCCCTTGTACTGAGGCTGCTTTTGCAGCCTTTAATAAGGACACCAAAACTGCTTCATTGCTGACCAATGAAGTCCTTCGAGAATCTACAGCAAGTCATAGTGATTTTATTTTGACTGTAGCTTGCGTGATTGTACTGATCTTAGGTAGCACGATCGGTTACTTCTTTCCCACCCCTCAATATGGCGCTAAGCCAATTCCAAAATCAATAAAACTATTAATATCAATCACATGTGGTTTTATTGCATTTGTATATTACATTCATACAGAGAATGAAATTACTACGGGCGTAATTTTCTGGGTCGCTGGCGTTTCTTTCGTTTCCCCTGCAATTATTCATTTATTCCACGCTGCAATGATCAAAAAAGCAGAAGAGAAAACAGGTGTAACTGAAGAAGATCTAGAAAGAATCAAAAAAACCTTTCGTGATGAGGCTTAATCATGGACTTTTTCACACTTAAAAACATTATTTGTTTAACGATTATTCTCATCACGGTTATATGTACTTTTTTGCCCGACCATATTTTATATACAGCTAGCTGTAAGCGAAGTTGGATTATTGTTTTAAGCATACTTTCGTCATGCAGTTTTATTGCAAATAAAAATCTACTTGGAACTTTTATATTTTTCGTCTTGCTAGCTGCATTATGTATTCACTTCCTAACTGTTTATTTTAAAAAATTGGAAGGATGCGACTTATGAACAACAACCAAGAACAAATTGCTGCGACATTTTCATGGTTAAAAACCATGTCAGGTGGGGCCTTAACCCAAGAGCAAGTTAATGCAAGCGATCAAATTATTGCTGCAGTAGGTTTAGAGACTTTTGCTAAATCAATTAACTTTACGCTTAACGGTGCTTCTGGTTCTCGAGATATATCAGCTAAAGGCTATGCACTAATCAAAAAGTTAGAAGGTTTTCGAGCAAGTGCGTACTTAGATACTGGCAATGTTTGGACTATTGGCTTCGGTACTATTAAATATCCGGATGGCCGTGCAGTTAAACAAGGTGATAGTTGTACAGAAGATCAAGCAACACAATGGCTTATGAATGACTGCAAGTGGGTAGATACTTGTCTTGATCGATATGTGACTGTAAATATTACACAAAATCAATTCGATGCACTAGCGAGCTTTGTCTATAACGTGGGTGAAACTCAATTTATCAAAAGCACGATGCTACGTTTAATCAATGCAAATCAGAGTCGCGCCGCAGCTGAACAATTTGATCGTTGGGTGTTTGATGCTGGTCGCAGGGTTGAAGGATTAGTAAACCGCCGTACCGCAGAGAAACAACTCTTCACATCTTAATTACATATATAACCCTGCTAGCAGGGCTCATTGACTTGATAACCATGGCTCAAATAACTCCCCCCCTTCAAAATGAATCAGGAATTCAAAACAATGGAGTAAACGTTATCGACGATAACACTCCTAAAATTCCTTTTAACAATGTATTTATAGGAAAATTTAAACGCGGTCGTCTTGATAAACCAATGAAAGTGACTAAAGCCAATGTACGTGGCGTTTTGGGTCATGAACCTTGGAATCCTGATTATGTAGCCGTATATGATGCTCTAGATAATGGCATTGATGAAATATCAGTTTTAAGAATATATACAGAACCATTTTTCCCAGAAGATCCCGAGCCGCAACCTGAACCACAACCAGAAGAGCCAACACCTCAACCCGAGCCTGAAGATCCAAATGTAACGCAAATTTTACCCTTTGATTTTGCGGTCATTAGTTATATTTGGGATAGTTCTGGTGGAACAGATATGGATACACGAACATTGATTACCAAACCAACAAGGGAAGTAATTGTAGGATGGAATAAAAACGGAAGTGATAGCTCTTATTTAGTATGGAGTGGAGACAATAGAAGAACTGGCCGTGAAGATATTTTATTAAATCTGATTCAACTTCAAACAGACTACCCTACAGCTAATAACTTTGAAATTGAATTAAGGGCCTTCTGGTTTAGTGAGGTTCTATCAGGGAATTTCAAATTGAGATTTGCTACATACAAGGGCGGTCAAATGGTACAGAATGATGTAAATTTTGATAATGTCGGCGGGCAAATCATTCAAGATATTTTAATCGATCACAGGTTAATGGCTTATAGATTGACTAATGGTACCGAAGGGGCAACAGTCGGAAAAATCACTTTTGATGCAGTCAATAAAAGTGGGCAACTTATTAAAATATAGTAAATTTTAATATCACGAAGTAAGAGGGCTCTGCCCTCTTTTTTATTATGGAATTTCAATAAAATTAGTAAAAAAGTTACCTCAAAATATAAAAAAACAGAGGTAAAACTTATGCCACACATCACATCAATTTTAGGTAATGAACCAGGTATTCAATATCAAGGCGTTACAGATAAAACGGGATCTACAGGATCCACACCGATTAGTAATATTTTTGTTGGAAAATTTAAGCGCGGCCGTTTAGATAAACCAATGACCATTACCAAAGCAAACATACGCGGAATGCTTGGCTATGATCCAAAGAATTTAGATTATGTCGCCGTACAGGATGCACTTGATACAAACATTGAAAGTATTCAAGTTTTACGTGTAAAAGAATCTTCTAATAGTGGTAGTACAGTAGTACCTATTGGCTGTGCCGGTGCAACCGCAAAAATGGGAGCACAAATTCTTTCAGATGGAGGGACTTATTTCCTATACGTGAATGACGATCAATTCTCTAATACTAAAATATTTAGAGGTGATGATTTTAAAAATTATTTATGGAATGTTCACGGTGTTGTTCTAACTGCTTTAGATGCAAATTGGCAACCAGTACAAAACGTTGACGGTTACTATAATGGTGCTGAAGGTGCCCGTTTTGAAAATACATCTAATCAGTATGTTCGAATTAGAATTGAAATTGTTGATGCCAGCGATCCTAGCACATTTGAATCACCAGTGAACCCTTCTGCTGCATTTGTTCCACAAGACGGATCTCATAATGCTTACTTATCATTCTGTCTTGCTCCAGCTCCTTAATCTTTGATTAGTGTAAAAGTGGCCGTTAATTAATTGGTAACTTTTCTGGCTACTTTTATTTATTAGATTCACTTTAATCTTCTATTTTCAAGGATTACAAGCTATATCGTGATGCTTATAATAAGCATCACGATGATTTCTTGTATTTTGAATAAAAATAAAATATCGTAACGATTACCATCAAATAATTAACAACGCTATAAATGGCTCTTACTGAAACCAAGATTCGCCAACTCAAACCATCAACAGAAGTTTTTTGTGTAAACGATGGTGATGGCTTATATCTATACATTAATATTTCTGGCAAAAAAACTTGGAAAGTTAGATATACGGACCCAACGGGAAAACGGCCACTTGTGAAAATTGGCATGTACCCAGAGATAAGCCTTAAAGAAGCCCGCACAATAAGAGATAATTTTCAAAAAAATAAAAGTGTTGAACACATAGCTAAACCTAAAGTTCTTACTTTTGCAGATGTGGCCGAAAGCTGGCATGCATTCAGGCAAAAAAAATACCTTGGTGAAATTCCTCGTGCTGGAATGATAAAGACTTCTAGAAATTCACTCGATTTTGATATCTTGCCAATATTGGGAGAAAAAAAATTTAGCGATGTAACCAAATTAGATTTAATCCAACTCATCAGATCAATTGAAATACGAGAAGCAAAAAATACGGTCGAAAAGACCTGCACATATTTAAAAGATATTTATAAATTCGCCGTTCTTCACGAGTACGGTGAATACAACCTTGCCGACAATTTAAGATCACTTATTGCAATCAACACAGTAAAACGTAATTACCCACACTTAAGAGATTCAGAGCTTAATGATTTTGGTCCCAGACTTGAACAAGCTGAAGCATTTCCGATTACCAAACGTGCTTTAAGACTTTTAGCATATACCGGCGTTCGAAGTGCCGAAGTGCGACAAGCTCAAATAACTCAATTTGATTTAGATAAAAAAGTGTGGCGAATCCCACCTGAAAACGTCAAACAGCTTAGAAAACTAGCTCTTATAGATCCAAATGTTCCGGAGTATTTGATACCACTTTCAGATCAGGCCATAGAGATTATTAAAGAAGCTGAGGCTTGGAGTGCTGGCGAAAAGTACTTATTTAATAGTCCTTACAAGCCAAATCAACAAATGGGCGTCAATGTATTCTGCCAATTAATAAGACGCATGGGATATTCCAATGATGAATTATCTCCCCATGGCTTACGTGCAACCATGAGTACAGTACTCAATGACTCTGGTCTTTTTAAACGTGAATGGATCGAAGCTCAACTTTCACATGCTGACGAAAACAAAGTACGTGGTACATATAACCATGCTGAGTATGTGGAACACCGATCTAAAATGATGCAATGGTGGGCAGATTATCTTGATAATAAATTTAGTCAATAAATTAATTTAATATTAATCAATATCTTAAAAAATGATCATTTACACATTTGATCAATTTTACATATGTACATTTCAAATTATGATCATAAAAAACTCTTTGAAATAATGATCTTTTGATGAGATGTTCATTTGATCATTATCCAGAATGATCATAAGTATTATTTTAGACATCTACAAATCTTAGGCTATATGCATTTAATGCATAAAATACATTTTTGCATATAAATAAAAACCTAGGTTTTAAGGCCTAGGTTCTTTGATTTAGTCTTTATATTTTGCAAGACCATCAATCAAGCATTGAGTTAGAAACTCTTTTTTATTCTTGAATAGTTTAGAGTCCACTAAATAACGTTTCATATCTTTACGCAACTCGGTCGGACATTCCCAACTTTCACGGCTTTCATCTACAATAGTCGCTGATGAATTAATTTCTTCAGTAGACTTCGCAAAACTTGCTGCAGTTGAAAAACGATCTTTATTCTCTCCTGGTTTAGCAAATTGCGGCCTAGGCTTTGTCGTCATATCAACCTCACTATTTAATTAACTTTTCAATTTCTTTGCCAAATTCTAAAAATTCAGCTTTAGCTTTTTCGTGATTATGCTCACCCACCCAAGTTCCCATACCCATGGCATCAGAATAGGCAACATAATCAGAAATTGTTTGCTTAATATCTTCATGACCTAGAAGTTGTTTAACTTCATCTTTCATTTCTAATTTACGTTTTGTCGATTTGAACTTATTCCAAACTATACGAATGTTTACAGTTCCCTCTTGCTTAGCTGCGTTTACAAGCTCTGTAAGATCCGACGCAGCCCAAACATCGGGTGCAGCAACAGGAACTGGCATCAGAACCAAGTCACTAAACAAGAGTCCAGATCTTGCAATATCCTCTAAGCGCGGAGGTAAATCAGTGATTACTACATCGTAAACACCGTCAGCTTCACGCAAAACAGTTAATAACTCATCAAGATTACGAGCACCGACTGAATGATAATTTTTATGATTGTACATCTTAGACCATGCGAACATAGTCCCCTGTTTCATATCGGCATCGACGCCTAACACTTTTTTCTTTTTTGAAATAAAGTAACCAACAAGGTTACAAGCAAGAGTAGTCTTACCTGCCCCACCCTTAAGTTGTAGCGACGAAATGTATTTTGTTTTCATACTGAAATCCATATTGTTTACATAGCCACGATCAATTTGCCTTTTATGTTTCTACAAATTAAGCAAACACAAACATCTTTAAAACGTGCATTTGCAGTGCTATGTACATCGGGTGTATTCATTTTACTCATTATGTTCACTTGTTCAATAGTTCACTTACACAAACGATCAAATTATTAAATGATCAAAATAACTAATGATCATATGATCACATAATTTTCCGTTATCAAATGGAGTATAGATGCTGTCTTTTAGATTAATGAGGATTTCAAGATTGGTATAAGTTCAATTCAAACATCAACTCATTTCTTTTTTAAAATTATGATCATAATCACAAATGATCATTTAAACATATGATCATAATTAAAAACTAAATACCTTTATAAACATTAAAGATTTGTAGTGATCATTAACACTAATGATCAAAACCACATAAGTAAAAAAACTCATATGAGTATAATTACATTTGCACGTATGATCATTACATTCAAATTTACTGATTGGTTTTTTCTTTTAAAGCTTCAACAATAAGGAAATAAAGTCTGCCTTACAAAATAATGATCATATAAACAAATGATCATTTAAATATATGTAAAAAAGATCATTTATACACTCCTATAAAAGTACTTTCATTTTGGCTATGGATAAATATCTTAATGTCTGAGGTTTCTGCTTTTAAAGTGTTTCTCGTCATTGAGTAAGTGTGATTTGGTGTTTTTAAAATTTTTAATAAGAACGACCTAGTGCACCCAGCAATTTAAAAAATTGTTCTCATTCTTCTGATGAAAGAAAAATATTAGCTTGCATATAATTTTTTCATTGCTTATTTAATGTGGTTCAGCATTAGCTGAATAACTTTAGCTCTTCCATTGTGGAAACTCAGAGGTATATTTTTTTGATCACTTAAACAAATGGTTTTTGATCATAAACACAAGTGATCATTTAATTATATGGAAAAATGATCATCTATCCTTCTGGATTATTTACCGTAGCGAGTTGGATATAAAGAATCGACTCTCGGGTTCAATTTTACGAACATTAAAAATAAGAACAGCAAACAAAAAGGAGAGGGTAATTAAAATTGCATCTATTGAACCAGTTAACTAAAAATCAAAAAACACAAGCAGTAAAAATTTTATTGAACAAATAATTGAATAACGATGAACAATACAAATCATTAGAAATAAAATGATTTGTATAAAAATTAAAACTGGCTTAACAGACACAGGTTTTTATACAAGAACTTGATCAGCTTCTTGTCATATAGAGTTGTTTGCATATTTAAACAACTTAACAGCACGCACCACCATACATTAAAGTATATTTTTATACGATAACGCATAAGTAAAAATAATTTTATGCATTTTTACAAACGTAACAATTTGTAAAAAAATTAATTTTCATACATAAAAGTATTTAATTATTCAGCTTTGCATGTAAAAAAACGAGCTTTCGCTCGTTTTATTCATAAAAACTTATTCCCACAGGGAAGTAACACTAAATACCCGCCCCAAAACTTTAAAAATTTGATCATCTATTTCTTGCTTGCTCACTTGAATTTCAGGAAATTCTGCCGCCATTTCAGCAGTTACTCTAACGCGATAACCACCATCCGGCTGAGGATATAGGATACGGACTTGTTCACGTAAATGTCCGTATTTTATCGCATATGCTTTACCTGCAATAACATTTGTATCTTTCATATTGAAGAAAACCCTTGCTGTAACAGGTATTTTAGGTGACATAGAATTATCATCAATTTTTAAATAACGTAAATCATCTGAACAGGACCCCGACGGAATTAAACTTTTTTCTAACATTAAAATGTCCTCAGCATTTTTATTCGTATGCAAGTTTTCTGTGTTCTCGGACACATTGTCATACATGCGAATTAGCATAAAATCATTTTCTTTTATACGCAAACTTTCAGATGCTTCAGAGGAAGAAAGAGATTCAATTCCTGTTCCAAAGACTAAATACTCAACAGTTGTTTTTAAAACCTTTGCAATCCTAGGAACAGTTTTACTGTTAGAAGTCTTACCAGACATTATTCTGCTAATAGTGGGTTGAGTTGTCCCTGCACTTTTGGCAAGTGTATATTGATCAATTTTATTCTTTAACATTAGAGCTTCAATACGGTCGCCAATTGTGTCTGCAATTTCATTTTTATTTTCAGGAAGAGTGTTAATATTTGACATTTTGTATCCTCTAAAGTCAAAGAATTATAATTAATACAATACGTTATAAAAGGCACCATAAAACCCTATAAATGCGATAGCGTATAATTACATTCGCATTTTATGCATTTAATACATATTTTCATATAGACAGAAA